GGACTTAGGGTGCTCTGCCTCAATAAACGCGGCGTAGGACGCAAGCGATTCTGCCGCTTCTTCCAACTCCTCCACCGTGAACGTCGGCGCGGGCGTCGTGGGGGTGTCCTGACTCATCGGCGCCGGCCGCGCCATGTTCTTGTGGTGCGTCATCCCCACCCCGCAGGTGGCGCACACCCCGTTCGCGTTGCAGACAAACGTCTCGCACGAAGCCGCGCGGAGGTGGAGGAGTTGTTCGGGAGTCATTCGTCCCAATCCATCGGTCGTCACGACGGCTCGACCTCACTGGCCGGGTCGTTGAACACCACCGCCTTGATCGCCCACATCGCGGTTTCCTCGTTCTTGGTAATCGCGGTGGACAGGTGCCGGCTGGGTGGGCACAGCTCCTTGAGGGTGGACTCGACCTGGCTGAACAATTCGCGCAGCCGAGTGATCTTGGCGAGGCCCTCCGCGGACGGCTTGTGGTAGGCGTAGGGCTTGTCAATGTGGGGCATGATCAATTCACTCCATGGCGCTCGACGAGTTCACGCCCGTCGTGCGCGTTGTGGACAATGTACCGGCGGGTCGTTGACGTCGCCGGATGGATCGTCGGGGCGCACCAGCACCGGGCCCGCCCGTGTAGATAATGCGTGCGCGTGTCGTCTATCGGCACGGTGTGCAGGGTGCGGCCGTGCCATTCGTTCGCCCAGCGGGGGCCAGCGGGGGTCACAGGGTCCACGGGTCCGTCCGATCCTCCTCGACCGGCGGCGCCACCGTCGGCGGCCGCTTCACCCGCCGCAACACGCCCCCGACCACCAGCACGGACACGAGCAGCGCGATCCACGTCCCGGTCATCGCCGCTCCAGCGCCGTCGGCGGGGCGGGCTCACACACGCCCGAGGGGGCCTGGGTGATCGCCACCCCTTCGTTCCCGTAGCGGACGACCACAAAGCACGCCCGGGTCACCGGGTCCTGCCAGCGTTGGACCGTCGGGTCGCCCCAGCCCGGGCCCCGGTCCTCGCCCACCCGCCACAGCCGCGCGGGGGCCTGGGCCTCGACCACGGGGTCGGTGCCGATCGTGGCGACCATCGCCTGCGCCAGCGCGAGAACCAGCATCACCCCGCCGGTGATCCCCACCCCGACCAACGTCCCCCAGATCCCGATCGTTACCACCCGCCTGAACCGTGCCATCCCGTCCCCCTTGTCACAGCCGCCAGTCTACGCGGCCCGGTCACTGAATTGCAACATCTCACACGCACCGCAACAACCTACTCCCCAGGAGTACCACCTCTGGACCTCTCCACTTTCGCCCCCTCCCCAGGAAACACCCGGCTCAGGGTGTGGTGAGACGGGGCTTTCGCCCAGGGTTATATCTTATTTATAGGTACCCGTACCTTCGCCTCGTGAGACGACGTGAGACGACCGATTGTCTCAATGGGGAATGCCCTAAAAGTGGTGAGATAGGCGATTCCATACGCTGTCTCAAGGGCTCGTCTCAGTCTGTAACCTCCTGAGCCATAAGGGGTTAGGGGAATCTCGACGTTTTTTCGGACCCCCCGATAGGGTTTTCCCGTCACCCCCCTCAAATCGCTACCCCTTCGCCGGGTGTCGGGTGGCATACTCCCCCAGAATCTGGAGAAACGCCTCCCGGGCCTGGGCCTCCCGATCGCGGTTGCTGTCGTCCTTCTCGCGGTCGCCGGCATTGCACAGGTCCATCGTCAGGTCGGCATCGAGGCCCAGCGCGTCCCCGCTCCGCAGGCCGTCCAGCAGGGACGGCAGGGTCCCAAAGCGGTGGAGGTACACCAGCCCCACCGGGTCCGTGAACGGGGGCACCAGCCAGCTCCCCGGGTTGGCCACGTGCAGGCGGATGATCTTCGTGAAGGGGTAGAGGTCCTTCTGGTGCTGGGGGACCTCGGGCGCCAACTCCCACAGGGCCGCCTTGAACGCCGCCAGGAACCCGTCCAACGTGCGAACCCCCAGGGGGCCGCCTCTCTGCATTGTTTTAGCCACGCGTATCTCCTCGGGGCGCCACAACCGCCCCTGCTACCGTCTCGTCGTCCTCGTGGAGCGGGCACACCTGGCCCGCCTCGCACACACACACCCGATTGATCGGGTCTTTCGCCCGCGCCGGCCGGGTCGAGGCCCAGGCCAGGTCCAGCCGCAACTGCGCCGCCTCCTCGACGGTGGGGATATGGTCGGCGGGCCTGGCCCCCCCGGTGGAGCGCCCCACCGCCACCAGCAACACGCCCACGTACCACTGCCGCGCGCAGCGTCGACAGGTCCACGTGGAGGTGAGATCCTCGTACTTGGCGGACCGCGCACCCCGGGGGGTGGTCGACACGCGCCCGGTGGCGGTTGATATCGAGGCCACCGCCCCGCACGCCGGGCACGCCGCGTCAAACGCCCGCACATGCCCATAGGCGCGGAACCAGGGCGGGGGCAGGGTCACCGCGCGCGCGGGGGGTGGGGATTTAGGCACGCGCCCGCCTCGCCCCCTCGGCCGCCCACGTGACGTCGCGCCACGAGACCCGCTGCCCGGGGGTCAGGGCGTCCCACGCGACAAACACGGACTCAGACGCCCCGTCCTCGTTCACACCCCGGGTGACCACCGCCACCGGGACCCCGATCGGGGCCAGGGTGGTCCGGAAGTACGCCCAGCCCGGGTGCGCCTCGTCGGGGTAGACGAACATCGCGGGGTGGGTGGCCAGGAACCGCCCCACCGCCGTCCGGGTCGACTGATCCCATTGGAACGGCCACGGGGCCCGGAGCGCCGGCGCGGGTGGGTCCTCCAGCACCAACCCCGGCGCGGGGGTCTCCTGCAGCACCCCCGCCGCCCACTCCAGCCTCGCCACCGCCGCCGTGACCGCCTCCTGCCGGGTGACCCCCGTGCCGATCACGCCCCCCACGAGTGTGACCTCCCAGGTGTCCACATCCTGCTGTTCGAGCGCGCGCCAGGGGCGGTGAATGATGGCCAGCGATCGGCCGTCCGGACTCAGGTAGATTTCAGGTTGTTTCTTCATGGCCACTCCAATCTGCGCGGGCTTCCGTGAACCCTGTCTCCCACAACGTCCGCAAAAATGTCTGACAGACGCGGCGGTTCCCAAATATGCGGATATCCCAGAATGCACTCCCGTCCGGGTGACGTTTACGGCCGTCGTGAAAACTCACCACGTACCGCGCCCGCCCGATTCGGTACTGCAGGCGATAGCGTTTTAGGACCTGGTAGCGTTTTGTCACGACCAATCCTTTCCGCCGGTCTCGGCAAACCCATTGCCCCGCGCGCGCGCCACCGCCTGGTCGTACCGATCGTCGTCCTCGGTCCGCCGCGGGCGATCGGGATCGGGGTCCTCGGGCGCCGGGTCCGCGCGCGGGCGCCGGCTCGGGGGGTAGGTCAGGCGGCCGTCCACCCAGACCAGCCCGCACCCGGGACACGTCCATTCATGCCGGCGGATCCGCGCGATATCGCCCACGGGGACACACGCCCCCTTGATCGCCCCGCACCGGCAGTAATCACGGATCGCCACTAGTCACCCCCCTGGACCGTCGACACGGCCACAATGGACGCCTGATCCCACTCCGCCCGGCTGTAGTCGGCCCACGTGTACAGCCGATCCAGCCCCAGCTCCGCGCGCCGGCTATCGAGCCCGTAACGGCAAAACGGCAGCAACCACCCCGGGGACGTGCACCGGCACACCCCGATCGGGGTCCCATCGGCCTGGGGGTAGGTCTCCATCGGCCCCCCGCAGAATCCGCACGTCACCGGCAACGGGCGGAGGGTCTCGTCTAGCGTGAGCCGATCCCCACTCACTGGCCACCCCCGATCACATGCGCGATCGGGGTGATGGCCAGGTGATGCAACGGCAACCCGCACGATCGGAAATTGGCGCGGATCCGCCGCTGGACCGTGGCCAGGGTGATCGTCGATCGGACATAGAACGACCCGATCACGGTCCGCGGGGGACTGACGGGCTCCCCCGGGTATTTCAGGGTGTAGGTATAGGTAAACGTCGCCAGGTTCGCGGTACTGGTGTACAACGGCCGGCCGTGTCGCTTAGATCGTGTCATGGTCTCCCCCTGAGAGCCCGGGCAAGTACCCGGCGCGATCGGCCACTCCCGCGGCCTTTTTCCAACTGGACCCGTGCACGGTAATCAGCACGTCCGGCCGGCGCCGGGGGGTATGCCCGGGTCCGAGCCCGTTACAGAGTCCACAGTGATAGCAATCGGTTTTGTGGCCACTCTCGGCCGACTTCGGGCAGACAATCTCACCCGGGGCCGGCGCCTGGTCGACACTGGACCGGAGCCGGAACGTCCGGTACCCCAGCGCGCGCGCGGCGGTGGCGTCCGCTTCGGACTCCACACTGGCCATACACAGATCCGCCCACGTGGGATCCACGTACCGCCACTGATGGGTGTACCCCGTCCACCGTGGCGCCCGGCGGACCAAATCCTGCAGGACCCCAATCGGGACGGCCGCCGGATCGCCATAGGCGCCCAATCGAACCGGGGCGGAGATCCGCGCGGGCAAGGATCCCACGGGCGCGTACTTGCCGGCGGACCACGTCCGCCACACCTGGCCGAGTACCTTAGGATTCACATAGCACCCCCCGCCCCCATCGGCCGAATTGGGCCGGAGGGGACAGGTCCCGCATACGCTGACATCCGTCCCCGCGTGGATCGCTTCGACGGGGTGGCGGTTCGCCTGCAGGATCCACAATTGGGCCATGGGGCCCGTGCCGGGGTTATCGCTCGGGCGGTGGACCCCGGTCAGGATGGCCACGATCCGCGCGCGGGTGAGCGTCGAGGGTCCGTCATAGACCACATACCCCAGGGGGTACCTGTTATTCATGGCGGACCCCCTCGCGGATCGCCCAATCCCACAATTCCGGATCGTTCAAGACCCACAAGCGGATCTCACCATCCGTGATCGGGCGCCCGGGGGTGTACACCTGGGGGAGTCGGCGCCGGATGATCGGGACAATCCCGGGGCGGTGCCGTTCAATGAAGAATTCCACGGTCCCGAATAGCGGCGGGGTGGTGTCGTGTGCCATGGGCCCAATCTACACCCCCACCTCTACACTTGTCAATAGCCTAAGTTTGACAATCCACACCCCATCGTCTATATTGTGGGTGGAGGTTCTACCCCCTATGCCTAAGACATCCCGCCCCGTGTTTACCCCCGATCAATTCACCCCCTATGACGATCCGCGCTGGGGGTCCGCCGTCGACAAAGCACGCTACGCGAATCACTTCGTGCGCTTTGTCCTGGGTGGCTTTCGGTCCACCCAATTCCCGCGCTGGTTCTACGTCCAGACGTCGTTTATGTGGGGCCATATCGCGGAGTACTCCCGCGACGGGTTTTACGCGACCTGGTTGGCCGATACCCCATCGCGCGCGCGTTTCCTGACTCGGTGTGTCCGGGGTGGGGGGTATGGATCACCCACACACACCTACGTGGACGTCGAACGCGCGATCGCGTCCTGGGTCCGCGATAGCGGGGTACTCGAGACCACGATCCGCGCGGCGGTGGCTGAAGTCGAACGGACCGAGCGCGCGAACCTCGCCCGACTGCAGGCGAAGTACCCCACCCCCGACTAACACCCCGATCCACCCCGGGGGGTGGTCGACCTGGCCACCCCCTGACCCCCCACCCCACCCCCGCCGGCGCGCCGACTGACCCCCTCGCCTAGTCGCCTGTCAATTCCTGGCTATTGACAATCGACCACCCACACCCCCATAATCCTGGGTGGAGGTTCTAACCTATGTCACCCGATACCGATACCCCCTCGACCCCGTCCGTCCCCACCCCCGCCGACCTGGCCGCGCTGGACCTGTCCGGCCTGGCCCGATTGATCCGCCGATCCTGGGTGGACCCCAAAACGAAACAATCGCGGGTGTACTTCGCGGCCGCCCCGTACCTGTCCGCGCTGGCGTCCATGTCCACCCCCGCCGACTTCTACGGGGCGGACCCCGGGCGATCGATCGTGCTGTACTTCCTGGGGAATGCCAAAACCTGGCGGGGTCCCATGGCGGCCGCGATCAAATCGGAATTGAAACGCCGGATCGGGGTCAAATAATGGACCCCCACGCGAACCTCGCCGAACAATCCACGATCCTCGCCTATGGCCCCGTCCTGGCCCGGGCCCAGCGCGCGCGTTTGTCGGAACTCCGCCGAGCTCTGCAGGGGTGGATCGCCCGGGGTGGATCCGCCCCCGACTGGTCCGCCTATCCTGCGACGTCGAAAGCGTACCGCCGGTGGGTGTCGACGTCCGCACGTTTTCAGGATCTCGCCCGGTAACCTCGACGGACCCCACGCGTACACACCACGGGGGTGGTTAGGTTCGACACCTAGCCACCCCCGGTTTACGTACCCCTGACCCTAACCCCTGACCCTCAGATCACCACGTAAACGACGGACCCCCGCCGAGTGTGGCCGGACGGACCACCGCGCGCTGTTTGGGGTCCGGGGTGTTATGGCCCGGGAGTACCAACGTATTCCACGACACCGACACCGGGGGGTACTCGGCCAGTAACCCCCGGACCCCCTCCGCCGTGATCGGGTACGTGGTGTTAGTCGCGAGGAACGTGATCACAAACGGACGATCCACCACCCCGATCGGCCGGCGGTGGCGGGGGGTCCGCGCGCGGGGTCCGCTCATCGTCCACCCCCCTCGCAGTACACCGATCGCCACACCCCCCACCCCGTATTCCACCGCGACACGTCACAATCGAGATCCACCTCGACCGGCCGGCGGTACACCTCCGCGAACGCGTCCGCCATGATCATATTGGCGTCTAGTACCTCCTGACTCGCGCAATACGGTTTACCCCGGTACTCCTCGCGGTTCTTCTGGACCACCGCGCGGTACTCGGCCGCGGTTAACACTTCCTGCAGGCGCCGATCAAACGCGTCCGCCAATTGCCGATCCATCCTGACCTGTAGCGGGGTGGCTTTCATCGTCCACCCCCGTACGCGCCCGGACGATTGATCGCGCAGTGGATCGCCACCGCCACCCCCCCGGGGTCCGTATCGACGTCTGCGTCTGTGATGATCGTCTGACCATAGGCGCCACACTCGATCGCCCCCTGATCGGCATAGACATCGATCGCCCATGGCCCGTTGGCCACCCCCGCACAAAACACGGCGGGGTGGTGGTCAGGGTGCCGCATGGACAAAAAACCGGGATAGTCGACGTCAACGACCCATCCGTACCGCCGTAGAAAGTTTGCCGTGGTGTGGAGTCGTGAACCGTGAATCGTGGCCATAGTGGGATACCTCGCCACCCACGGTACAGCCTGACCCCCTCGCCTGTCAATATCCATACATTGACAGATACCCCACCCATCCTGTATCGTCCGTGGTGGAGGTAACACCCATGGCCTACTTAGGCGACGACGGAACGCTTGATACCGTGATTGTGTGTGACACGTGCGGCACTGAGCACCGGTTCACGTTTGACCCCGTCGACGATGACGAGCGATCGAATGGTCCTGACCCCGGCGCGTATGACGCGTTCGTGGCCGAGTGTATCGAGCAGGTCGACGACGACTGCCAGACCTGCATGGACGACGAAGCAGGCATGCGGGACCACCCCGGGGGTCAGGACGCGTAACGTCCACCCCCACCACCCTAGACTCTCCACCCCTTGAGGTATCGACCCATGCGACACTGGCTCTCGGCGGACCCCACCCGGCACACCCCCACCCCGTCAACACGGACGGATGATGTCCTCGCCGGGGTGGCCCTTGGGGTGTTCACCACCACCCTGCTGGTCCTTGCGGCACTGCTGACCCCCTGACCCCTGCTATCGAGGGGGTGGCCACCCCTGACCCTCGCCGGAGCTGGCCACCCCCACCCCCTCGCCTGACCTGCTACGCGTCCCCCTGACCCTCGCCACCCCCTCGCCACCCCCTCGCCACCCCCTCGCCTGACCCCGTCGACGTCCACCCCCTGACCCCCTGACCCCCGTCCACCCCGCGCGCGCTGGACCCTCGCCATGGGTGTGTCCAGGTTGACACACCCAGCGCCGGCCACTGTGTCGAGGCGGCCACACACCCCCATATGTAGGGGTGTCCACCCCCGCCAGGCCCATACCCTGGGGTGTGTCAGAATTGACACAGTGTGGGCGGATTGACACATTGTCCGACGGGGGTGGGGGTGGGGCCCGTGGCCATGGCCTGGCTTCACCCAATTTTTTCCCTTCCAATTTTTCCGCCACCCCGGCCCCCTGCCCAACGGCCCCTGTGTCACGGTTGACACACCACAAACTGTGACCAGCCCTGCGTTGGTTGCGTTTCTGGCACCACACGCGATAGATTGCCCCTCGTGCCGGAGTTGACCAGCCGTAAACGAAGTCGAACGCGTCGGGACGCCGAACCGCACCTGCGGGAGTTGGCGCAGCAACTGGATGCGATACGCAAGCAACGGGGCAGGACGTGGCGCTCACTCGCCGTGCCGGCGTCGTTTCGCGCCCGCGGCCGGGATGGGTCGATGTCGCTGCACCAATTGGTGTATCTGGCGGGGTTATTGGAGCTGGAGGTGTGTGTCCAACTGAAGGGAGGCGCCAATGGCATCCCTGCCGAGTGAGGAGCGGTGCGAATTCTGCCGCCTGCCCATCCGCCCCGATGACACCCACGGGGACATCACCATGGTGGATGATGGCCACGGGAATCGCGCGCCCGGGGTGCGGTGTCGGATTGCCCAACTCGCGCCGGACAAGGGGATTGCCATCGGCGCCGAACTCACCGGCCGCCCCGGCTCGACGGTGACGCGTGTTTAAACCCGGGTGGTGGGCCTCGGCCCGGGCGGTGGTCAAGCTGGTGCGGGTCCACACCCGCATTGCGGATGCCCTCGAACGCCTGGCGGACGCCGCCGAAGGCCACCCGCGTGAATGGACCCGCGGGGATGTGACCGACGTCGAGGAAGTCGGGCCCCACACCCGCCCCAGTGATACGCGGGAGTATGCCAACGCCTACGCCGTGGAGCAGGAGCTGGCCAAAATCCTGGGCCGCACGCCCACCGCCGAGGAAATCACCCACGAACTCGATGGGGAGATGCACGCCGGGGGCGACCCCAATACGGACCTCGACGCGATCCTCGCCCGGGTCAAGGCGATGACCACCTCCCAAGCGCCGCCCGTGACCCCACCCAAGGCGAAGGGCCCCTCGAAGGATCGGTATGTATCGAGTCCCGATCCCTCGCCCGCGCCGTGGACCCTGCCATGAGCGAGGACCTCGCCCTCCCCGACGCCCAGGACCGGCCCAAGGTGCCGGCGGCGTATGACCGCGAGATGGTCGCCGCCGCGATTGACGCCCTCGAAGTGGCCGCTGGGGGACGCCAGGCCCTCATCGCCGCGATGGTGGCCCAACCGGCCACGGATCCCGACCTCAACTATGTGATCGGGTTAATCGCCGACCCCCGGCATGACGCGCGACGACTCAGCCAACTCTGCAAAGCCGGCCGGGTCCCCCTGGGCACGCTCATCGAGGCGTTCAAACGCGGGGTGTACGCCCAGATGACCGTGCAGGTGCTGGGCACGATCGCGCGCGAGACCCCCAAGGTGGTGGAGGATATCGTGGCGCGCGCCCAGACCCATTGGGTCACGTGTGGGAGTTGCCAAGGGGTGGGGCACCTGCGCCACCTCAAGGCCGGCCAACCCATCATCGACCTCCTCACCAACCAAACCGTGGGGGTCTACCCCGACACGGTCCCGTGCGATCGCTGCGCCACCACCGGCCAGGTGGAGGAGCCGGGCGACTTGGACCGCCAAAAAATGGTCCTGACCCTCGCGGGGCTGGGGCCCAAGCCTTCGGGCCCGGGGGTGGTGGTGGATAACCGCTCGGTCACGATTAACGGGGAGTCCACCGCCGCGCCCCAAGCCGGGCCCGATTCCTTCGCGTCGATTATTGGGGCGGTGGATCGCATTCTCCGCCGCCCGGCGCGGGTGTTACCCCCCTCCTCCATCGTCGAGGGGAGCATTGTGGTCGACTCCGCTGGCCCCCCTCTTGCTGACGATCAGGGAAATGGGTAGACTCCCGGCCATTATGGGTCGTCGAGCCCCCTCCCCATGCCCGCGCTGTTCACCCCCGGGAATCTGAGTGGAGCGGAACTCATGATCTGGGCGCCGTTGATTCTGTCGGCGATCGTCCAACTCGTGGGGATTGCCTTCTTCGCGGGCAAACACGCCCAGTTCAAGGTGGAAGTCCTCCGCCGGCTCGATGTGCTGGAGGAAACGGTCCAGGACATGGGCACGACGATGACCAACGTGCAGATTGCGGTGAGTGCCTTCCGCCAATGGGTGGGCGGCCCGCCAACCCCGCCGCGCCGGAATTGGGAGTAGGGGATGGCCACCCTGGGGTATGTCCAGCTCGGCGCCGGGATCGCGTGGACCAAGGTGCTGGGCCACCCACAAATTGCCCCCGCCGGGTTCCGGATTCTGAGCGCGCTCGACCAGGCGGCCGCCGCGCGCGGGACGGTCCTGACCCTGACGTGTACCAACACCGGCCACGACCCGACCGACCCCCACTCGCGGGGGTGCGCCTATGACATCCGCACGATTGACCAGGATATCGTCACCCTCGCGCTGGTGGTGGAGGACCTCGTGCGGACCCTCGGGCCGGCGTTCACGATCCTCTACGAGGTCCAGGAACCCCCCGCGATGAAGCTCCCCCTGGTCCTCGACGCGCGCCTCTATGTGAACGCCCACGCCACCGGACCGCACCTGCACATCCAACCCAAGCGAGGCACCGAATGGCCGCCTGCGTAGACGCGGTGGCGGGGCGGATCGATGGCCCCATGCCCACCTTCGACCTCACCTACTTCGTCGAGGTCCAGCGCCGCGGGGTGTGGGTGCCGCATCCCCAAACGGCCTATTCCCGGGCGGAACTCGCGGGCTATCTCGCCGACCTCAAACGCCGCTACCGCCATGTCCGCACCCGCGTCCAAGGGTGGTGGTGCGCGCCGTGGGATCGCGCCGCCCAGCGGACGGTGTCCACCCTCGCCACCTACCGCGACGGGCGCCGAGTACGCTAGGCTGTGGCCGTTTAGCCACAGGAGCCCCCCATGGTGACCTCGACCCGATCCGATGTGCGCGCGGCGCTGGCGCTGGCGACCCTCTTCTTCCTGATGTTCGCCACCCCCGTGCTGGCCCAGGCCGTCCTGGCTACCTCGGCCGACACCCCGACCGATATCGACGCCCTGTCGCATTCGAGCGCGGGGACGGTGTCGCTCGTGTGGGCGTTCTTCTCCTCGGCCTCGCTGGAGTGGATCAAGCGCAACAAGCACCTGACGCTGTTCACGACCGAGACGACCCGGGTCGCCCAGCGCGTGATTGGCGTGGTGCTGTCCATCTTCGCGGCCGCCGGGGTGCACGCCTCGTTCAACTCCGAGTTGGGCGTGCTCACCGTGACGGGGTTGGTCTGGGCCACCGCGTGGGGCGCCCTGAGCGACACCCTCCGTCAGTGGGTGCTGCAGGAATTGGTGTACCGTACGGCGGTCAAACCCTATGGGATGCCGGTCCCGGCGGTGGTGGTCCCCCCGGGCCCCCTCGCCCCGAACGCCGCCGGCCCCGTCACCAAGGAGTAACTATGGGATTCCCCTGGCGCAAAGTGTTGAGTGTGGGATCGGGTGTGGGCGGGATCTTCATCCCCGGGCTGGCTTCGGCCATCGCCACGGTGGAGGGGAATCTGTCTGGGCTCAAGGGTCCGGACAAGCAGAAGGCCGCGATTGCGATCGCCACCGCGGCGGTGACCACCCTCGAAGGGACCCTCGGCCTCGACGTGTTGAGCGATCCCCTCGTCATGCAGGCCACCAAGGACTTCGTCAACGCGTCGGTGGCCGTGCAAAACGCCTACGCCATGGTGGACGCGGCCGAAGCCTCGCTCCGCAAGGTGATCCTCGACGCCCAGGTGAAGGTCCACGCGCGCGCCGTGTCCAAGTCGGCCGAGGCCGGTAAGCTGGGCGAGTAGCCCATGTTCTCCCCCCGCGCGGTCGCGGCCGCCGAGGCCCGGGTCTGTGACCAACTCGGCCTGCGCGGGGGGTTGATCCGCCGCCCCATTGACGCGTGCTGGGCGCTGCGGGAGCATTTGGACAGCCTCCGCGATGAGAGCGGCACCCTCCTCCGCCCCCTGACCCCGGAGGAGAACACCTTCATCCTCCACGAGACCCTCCTCGCCACGATCGACTATCGCTACTGGTCGGATCGCTGGGCGACCATCGCCAAGGAGACGCAGGAAGCGGCGCCGATTTCCCCCCGCTGGGCCTCGCAGGAACTTTTCCTCGCGCGCATGGGGACCGTCGAGGACGACCATGCCGCATCGGGTAACCCCGACGGCGTGTTGATCAACATCCTCAAGGCGCGGCAGTTGGGCATCTCGACCGAGTGCGAGGTGATCCTCGCCCACCGCGTCACGACCCAGCCGACCGTGCGCGGCCTGGTCGCGGCCGACTCCCCCGAGCAGTCCGAATACCTGTTGTCCATGGCCGAATTCGTCATCGAGTCCCTCCCCTGGTGGCTGAAGGTCAAGGCGGTCCCGCCCACGGTGAAGGGGAAGATCCTCACCTTCCAGACCAACGCGTCCATTCGCGTCGGCGCGGGCAAGTCCATGCGCGGCGGGTTGGCCGACAAGGGCAAGTCCAAGGGGCAACTGGGCCGCGGGAAAACCTGGACCACGGTGCATCTCTCGGAAATCTCCACCTGGGAACGCCCCGAGCAGATCGAGGATTCCCTCATGCCCGGCGTGCCCCGCCGCGGCCACGTGTTCGTCGCACGGGAATCGACCGCCAAGGGCCGCTTCGACTACTGGCACCGCGAGTGGAACAAGGCCCGCGATGGCGTGGGGCGCTACACGAATATCTTCATCCCGTGGTACATCGAGCCGGACAAATACTGGCTCCCCGCACCCGAAGGGTGGGAGCCCTCCCCCTCCACGAAACAGCACGCCGAGGCGGTGGAGCTGGACTCCCCCAAGTGGTGCCTCGGGGCGACCCATCGGTTGTCGAGGGAGAAACTCTACTTCTATGAAGCCACGCGCGTGTCGTTCGAGAGCGACGGCGAACTCTACAAATTCTTCGAGGAGTACCCCGCCACGCCCGAGGAGGCGTTTCAACACGCGGGGCGCTCGATTTTCCCGGCCGCCGTCCTGGAGGCGCTCAAAGGGCAGGAACGTCCGCCCGTGTCGATTTGCGCGGTCGAACCCTTGAAGGATATTGCCCAACTCCGCGATTGGGAACGCCAAGTGGAATCGGCCAAAGCGCGCGCGGTGGGGGCCTAGATGGTCGCCGACAACGACCTCCTCCTCCCCGCCGGGCATGGGTTCCGGGCGCTCAACGCGCGCGAGTTGCGCGAACGCGATCACCTGCGTGACCTCCTCCTCGTGTGGGAACGCCCGCGCCGCCGGGGCGACCGTCGCTATGTGATGGGCGTGGACGTGGCCGATGGCTTGGGGCTCGATCGCAGCGTCATCGAGGTCGCGCGGATGGGCACGATCGAGGAGCCGGCCGAGCAGGTCGCCCAATACGTGTCGGACCAAATCTCCCCACCTGGTCTCGCCTACATCGTCCAGGCGATTGGGAATTGGTACACCGACCCCGACGGCGTCCCCGCCTGCGCGATGATCGAGTGCAACAACCATGGGCTCTCCACCCAGGACACGCTCCAGCTCCACCTGGGCTACACCCACTTCTACCGCTGGGAATACCTCGACGCCGACACCCCGGAGTCGCGGTTCTCGCGCAAAATTGGCTGGTACACCACCGATCGCACCCGGCCCATCATCCTGGACAAGTTCCGCACGGCGCTCTGCACGGTGGACCCCATCACGGGCCTGCGCGACTACGTCACCCACTCCTCGATGCTCCACGAGGAACTGCAGGACTTCCAGACGAACGGGGCGTTGTGGGAAGCGGAAGCCGCCGCCGGCGCGCACGACGACTGCATCATGGCCGCGGCGATCGCCCACTACGGGTGTTGGCGCCTCCAGGCCGGGGAAACCGAGCCCATGGACGACCGGCGGCGCCGCGCGAGTGAACAGCAGGCGCGGCTGGCCGCCGAGGCCGTGCGTCAGGGCCGTGTGTTGGATAAAGCCGATTGGCGCAACACCCCCACCACCGCCGATGAAATGGCCTCCTACGTGGGGGATGAGCCCGAGGATTTGGATCAGCAACTGTTTGACCCGCGCCAGCTCCCCGAGCGCGACGTGGCGCGGCTATTGGACAGCCGCTTCGGTCGGGGGTAAGGTACCCCTATGCCCGGTATCCTCTGGCGTGTGCTGATTGCGGTGTTGGCCGTGTTGATCACCTTCGCGTTGATCCCGCCCGTCGCGCGCGTCATCGGCCTGACGCTCAACGCCGATGTGCTGTTGATCATCAAAATCTGCGTGGCGGGCCTCGCCGCGTTCTACATCCTCAAGGGGCGGTCGCCCGCCTAGTCCCCCTCGCTGGTCGCGTTTGTGTTACCCTCCCGTCCATGCGCGTGACCATCCCGGACGACGTCGCCGACACCTACGCCGCCTACGCCCAGCCTACCGGGCAGGCGCTCGACACGGTCGTGACCCAGCAGCTCAAGCGGTTCGCCCGCCTGGCCCCGTCCAAGCGCGCGATCGTGCTGGGCGCCGCGGCGATCGAGACCCTCGAAGCGCGGTTGGGCGGGTTGCCCCTCCAGGATGATCAGGACCTCGTGGCTCGGGTCGCGCGCCTCGCCGGGGTGGCCTTCATGGGGCTCGACCTGCGCCTCTCGCCGGGCCAGCTCGACGAGCTGGTCACGCGCGCCGAGCGCCAAGGGAAATCCGTCGATCAGGTCATCCTCGATATCTGGGCGGTATTGGTCAACGAGTTCTTCTACGCGGGCGGGGGTGGCGAGGCGGTCGTCCCGGTGGGCGGGAAAGCGTCAGCCGCCTAACCCATGCCCCTCCATGATTTTTTCTGTGCGCCGTGCCGGGTGGTGATTGTCGACCACTTCGTGCCGGTCCACCTCCGCGCCAGCGAGGCCCCGCCGTCCTGCCCGAAGTGCGGCGCGGCCGCCTCGTGGTACCCCGCCGTCGGCGCCATCGACGCCAAGGAACCCTTCCAGCAATTCCACGTCCAGGTCCTCCAGCGTGACGGCACCCACAAGGACGTCACGGTGGGGTCCCTCACGCAGATGCGGAAGTTGGAGCGCGAATCCGAACAGGCCCATCGCAACGGCGAAGGTCAGCCCATGCGCTTCCGGATGTGGTCGCAGGATCGCTCCAACGGCGACGTCAACACCTTCGGCCCTGACCCCGGCCAGCGTCCCGACCCGACGTGGCTGAAAACGCGCGGTCGCGGCTCTCGCGTGACCGATGGCGACCGCGCCTATGGCCCCGGCGTGAACGACTCCAACACCTCCCCCATCCCCGAATAACCCGCGAGTAGCGTAAACTCCCTCCCCATGGGCGTGGACTTCACCGACTCCGGGATCGCGGGGCTCCCCCCGATGACCATCGAGACCCTCTCCAAGGGGGGTGACCCCCGGGTGCTGGGGTGGATCCGCGAGGCGGTCCAGGAGGGCGACCGGATCAACCGCTCCGACCCCTCGTATGACCAGATGGAAGTCGGCGCGCAATACGTCTCGGGCAACCAGTCCATCGACCCGGCCAACGCGGCGATCAAGTCCCCTACCTACATCCCGGGGCTCCAACTCAACGAGTCCCGCAAAGCGATGCAGGGGCACGTCTCGGCGCTGACCGACATCAAGCCCCTGTTCGCCTACAAGTCGATGAACCCGGCGTTCGCCCTCCAAGCCGATTTGGTGAACAAGTTGACCGTCGCGTGGTGGATCACCCGCATGGTCGATATCACCCTCGGCGACGTGGTGAAGTACGCCTGGGCCATGGGCACCGGGGACATGGTGGACGACTGGTCCCCCACGGCTTCGCCCACCGGGGATTGCGTCGTGTCCGCGCGCGACCCCCGCGATACCCTCCCGATCCGCCCGGCGACCCACTCCTCCTCGGTTCAGGACTGGGAAGGGGTGGTGTTCCGCGAGGCGCACACGGTGAACGTGTTGCGGGGGTTGTACCCGACCCTCGCCGGGGGCTTCCGCCCGACCACCGACTCCCTCCTGAACACCCTCATGGGGCGCTGGAAACAGTACGCCATGCGGTTCGTCTCGCCGGCGGCCGACACCCTCTCGGGGCTCGATATCCCCGCGGCCGCCTCGCGCGTGCGATCCGGGGAATGCCTCCTCTACAAGACCTACCTGACCGATCGCTCCCGGAACCTGACCCAGAAGGACATCCCCATGGGCACGCCCGGGGCGACCTGGTCCTACGTGGTCAAGCCGGGTGGGTATCTCTACCCCTATAAACGGCTGATCGTCGCCACGCCCGACATGCTGGTGTATGACGGCCCCAGCCCCTACTGGCATGGGCAGTTCCCCGTGTCGCGGTTGAAGCTGTGGTCACTCCCGTGGCAGTTCCTGGGCATCCCGGCGCTCAATGACCTCCGCCCGGTGCAGGACGGGATCAACACCACCGCGCAGGATTTGATGCTCGGGATCCGCAAGTGGATGGACCCGGCGGTGTCGTATGACCGCAGCGCCGTGTCCGAAACCTTCATGCGCCTGTTCGACCCGCGCCGCACCGGCCAGAAGGTCAAACTCACCCAGATGGGGGTGGAGCGGGGGTTCAAAATTCACGAGGGCCCCGCGCCGCAGGTGTTGGCCATCGCGCTCCAGACCCTGATTTACCTGCAGTCGCAATTCGCCGACAAATCCGGCACGCCCAACCTGCAGCAGTTGATGGAACTCCGGCAATTGCCTGGGGCCGAGACCATCCAACGCTACTGGGAGGCCCTGACCCCCGAGTTGCGCCAGGAGGGCCGCCAGGTCGAGTCCTTCATGCGCGACACGGCCGAGCGCCTCAAGACCCTGCGCTTCCAGTTCGAGTCGAACGCCAAGCGGGTGGCGATCCTCGGTGACGCCGGCCAGCTCCTCCAGGACTTCGACTTCGAGCCGTCGGCGATGGTCCCGGCGATGCAGCAGGGCGACCCGGGCTACCAGCCCGATTTGGACGCCTCGCTCCCGCGGCACGAGCGCGCGAAGGCGTTCCACAAAACGATTATTTTCACCCTCGCGCCCAACTCCATCCTCTCGATGAACGCCACCGAGGGGAAGATGCTGCGGTTGCAACTCGCGCGCGGGGGGATGTACGACTTCTGGTCCCTCTGCGAGTCGCTCGAAATCCCCAACGTGGGCGCGCCGCCGGCGATTATGCTCCCGCCCCTCGACCCGGCGAAGGCCAAGGCCGAAATCGAGCAGATGATGCTCCTGCCGGGCGGCGCCGCCCAGTTGATGGGCAAGTACTCCATCGACCCGATGACCGGGGCCATTCTCGAACAGCGCATCCCCAACACCGTTACCGAGCGGCTGATCGCCCAGCAACAGTTGGGCCTCGGCATGACCGAATCGCCCGCCGGCCGCAAGGCCAGTGGCCAGGCCCCGCCGCAGATGGAACAGAAGTCCGACGGCCGCACCACGGTAACCGAATCCAAGCACGAGCCGGGTCCGAACAGCGATCGCTAACCCCACCCTCGGGTGTGTCCAACTTGACACACGCGGGGGTTCTCCTCCACACTCTCGTCCCATGGCGAAGCGCAAGGGTTCCAAGCTGGTCAAGCCGGTGACGAAGGGTCGTCCGATGACCTCGTCCTGCCGGTAACGAGGTCCCCCATGGCTGTGGGCAAGATGGATCAACCGACGGGTCCCTCCGGGATCCTCTCCTCCTCGCGCCCCCAATCCAAGGCGGGTGGGAAATCGACCGTGCCCAGCAAACCCGGGTTCCTCAAGTCCCCGGGCGCGAAGATGCCCGCGGCCTCGAAGCGGATGGGCCGGCGCTAGATGGCCACGATGCCCCCGCCGGTTGGTGGAATCGGCGGCGCCTCTCCATTGGACGGCCCGCCCCCGAACCCCGCGACCGAAACCGGGATGAACCCCGGCACCCCCATGTCGGCCATGGCTGGCCAGGGCGCGCTCGACCCGGCGTCCCTGCCCCCCGATGTCCTTTCTGGCATCCTGCAGGCGGGCGAGAAGATGTCCACCATGCTCGATGCGTTGGCCCAAGCCACTCCGGCCTTTGCCCCGGATTGGGCCGCAGCGAAGAACGCGCTGCTGTCGGCACTGGCGAAGGTCGCCTCGACAGGCGCGCCCCCTGCGTCACCGTTTTCCGCCGGCCCCAACTTTCCGGGCGGCGGGACCGATCGCGGGGGGATGCCGCTGGCGTCGGGGGGCCAGAGTTAAGTAGGTAGGGACCCCATGGCTGGACGCACGGAAGCAGGACAGGCTTTCATCAACGAACTCTTGGCGCGCATCCCCGAGGATCGGCGCGGCGCGGTGGCGGAGGCGATGAACGCCGCCCCCGACGCGATCAACTTCCTCGGCGATGGCGCCCTCCGCCAGTCCGAGTTCTCACGCAAGATGGAACAGGTGCAGAAGGACCACACGGCCCTGACCGCGTGGTACGAGGAAAACCAGGCGCTTCTGGAGCGTGGACGGCTTGCCACCACGTCGCCCGTGATCACGCCGGTCACCCCGACCACCCCCGCGACCCCTTCATTCGGGCAGAAGGACGTCGAAGGCATTCTCAATCAACGCGAGTTGTCGTACGCGCAGGTCACCGCGCAAATGACGACCCTCGCTTCTCGGCATCTCCACGAATTCGGAGAGGTGCTCGACGTCTCGACCCTGATCAACGACCCCAAGGTGGGGCAGCTCGGGCTCGAAGGGGTGTACCGCGAGAAGTTTGCCCCGCGGTACGCGGAGAAGGCAGCCAAGGTCCAGTCGGCCGCCATCGAAACCGAGGTCCAGAAGCGTCTGGGGGAGGAGCGGGCCAAGTCGGCCCAGTTCCCCTTCCCGACCGGACCCCGCGACCCCATGGACGTCTCGCCGCTCGAAACGCTGGAAGCCGAACAGCAGAAAGCCGAGTCCCCCCGTGGGCCGTCCGTCCAAGAGATGGCGGACGCCTACACGGCGGCGGTCTCGAAGCGGTACGGGATCCAGTAACCCCGTCCGCCGTCGGTCCGTAGGAGGCCCCAGTGGCGATTCAGTTCGACGAAGTCAACACGGTTGCGACCAAGCAGATCCAGCCGGGGATCGTTGACAACTACTTCAAGGCGGGCCCCCTCATGGCCTACCTCAAGAAGCGGTTCAACCGGAAGTGGACGGGTCCACTCATCCAGGAGAACTACGAATACAAGGCGATGACCGGCGGCGCCTACAAGAAGGGCACCGCGTTCAACACGCTCCGCGCCCAGACGCGCTCCGGGATCATCTTCACCCCGCGCTACTACGAGGTGAACATCACGGAGTTCCTGGAGGACCTCGAAGTCGAGATGGCGGGTCCCACGGCGATGTTCTCCGTCCTCAAGGCGGACATGGCCAACGCCGCGCTGACGATGTCGGCCATGCTCGAAATCGACCTCTTCCGCAACGGCCAGAACGTCGGGGGCAACGACCGTACGGCCCACCTCAACGGCCTGGAAGAGGCCCTGACCAACGGGGTGGACACCACGTGGACGGGCGCGACCTTCCCCTCCTACGGTGGACAGACCCGCACGGACGTCAGCCCCGCGCTGAACTCCCCGACGGGCCTCATCGCGGCCTCGGTCACCACGACGTCGTTCCGGATGCTGGAGCACTCGTTCCAGTCGTGCTGCATCGGCGCCGAGCGGCCCAAGCTGGGCCTCACGACCCTGCGCGAGATGGGCTTCATCGCCGAGACCTTCACGCCCCAGCAGAAGATCGACGTGCTGGACCCGGAAATCAACTGGCCGGGCATGAAGTTCAACACGGCGACGATCGTCCAGTCGAACTACTGCCCCGGGCAGGACGGCGTGAACGACGCCCAGCTCGGCAACTACAACAACAGCTCGGAAACCTTCTGGTGGCTGAACCCCGGCCCCACGGGTGATGACGCCTACATGCGCCTCTACATCGCGCAGTCGCCGAAGTTCGCGTTCGGCTTCACGGGCTTCAAGGGCGCGCGTGACGACAACCAGGTGAGCGGCCAGGTGCTGTTCGCCGGCAACTTCGTGGACCGGGCCCCGCGGCTGTCGCGCGGCCTCTACGGCCTCACCAAGTAAGCCCACGCGGTTAGCACACTAGGATCAGGAGGATCGCGTGCCGAACAACATCGACCAACAGACCCCGTATCTCCAGTCGGGGAACCCGCGCACCGAGAACCGGCTCCCCGATAACTACTCGGCGGGCCAGCTCGGGTCGCGTTTCACGTTCGTGGACACGACGGTGTCCCCCAACCGCGCGAAGGGCTACCAGTTGGTGCAGGCGGATTCCGTCCTGTCCACGGCGACCTTCGAGGGCGCGGTCGCGTGGTGGGTCAACCGGGCGGCTTACACCGTCACGACGGACCCGGCCAACCGGGGCCAGATCGCCGGCGTGTTCCAGACGATCGTCACCGCGGGGTACATCTGCTGCGTCCAGCAGAGCGGTCCCTCGACGGTGAAGGTCACCACGGGCACCCCAGCGGTCACGGGCAACTTTGCCGTGCCGTCGGCCACCGCCGCGACCGCGGATGCCATCGCGCTCGGCACCGCGGCCACGCACCCGATTCTGGGCCTGTTCCAGAGCGTGGCGACCGACAACTTCGCCACGGTCGAGCTGCAGGTTCCGGGTCAGCCCTAACGAGGTCGGGGCTGGGGGGATGGACCCCTCGGCCCCGTCCCTCTCCACCGTTTTCAGGAGACGCGTACCATGACGCTCGACCTCTCCGTCGCGCCGGCGGATCTCGGCGCTACCGTCCGTCGCCAGGTGGTGACCTACACGGGCCCCGTGTTGTACGCCACCGGCGGCGATGCGGTCACCCCGAACGATGTGCGAATGGGCAAAATCTTCGCCGTCCTCGGGCTGACGATCACCAACGGCACCCTCACCTACATCGGCTGGTTTGACGCGGAGAACCTCAAGATCATGTGGTTCGACATGGCCGGCGCCCAAGTCGGGGCCGTCGACCTCTCCACGTTCACCGGTCGGCTCGAATTCGTCGGGGTCTAACCACCTGGTCGAGGACGGGGCGGTGGTGGGGAATCCTCCCTGCCATCGCCTGTGTTCTCTGCTACCCTCCTCCCATGACCTGGGGCGACCTCTGTAACACCGTGCGGTTGTCGGTGCCCAACGCGCCGCCCTTCCTCATTCAACGCTGGTTGAAACGGGTGATGAACGACCTGGCGGACCGCCGCCAGTGGTCGTGGCAGTTGGTCCAGGGGCAACTCACGTGGGGCGACTCGCGGGTGTTCACCGCCACGGTGACCATTGGCTCGGCCACAGTGACCTCGGCCGCCCAGTTTGTCGCGGGGGATGTGGGGCGCAGCTTCGCCGTCGGGACCTACCCCCTCTACACGATTATTGGGTTCACCGACGCGTCCACCGTCACCCTGGACATGCCCTACTACGGCACCACCTCGGGGTCGGTCGATGACGCCAGCATTCTCGACGCCTACGCGGTGATGCCCGCCAACTTTGAAAACTTCGTGGCCATCCTCGACCCGACTAACCAGCGCATGGTGCCGTGGTGGGGGACGCAAATGGAGATGGACACGATCGACCCCGTGCGGATGGCGACCGGAGGCACCCCCCGGTTGTTGTGCAGCGCCTCGCCCAGTGTCGACCCGGCCACCCTCGGCCAAACCCGGTACGAGTACTACCCCAAACCCAACGCGATTGGCGCGCTCCAGTACTACGCCAAGCTGCTGCCGTTTACCCTCGCGCTCGATGAGGACCTCCCCATCGGCATCGCCGCGCGCGCGGATATCCTCGAACTCGGCGCGCTCATGCACGCGGCCAAGTGGCCCGGGACCGTCGACCTCAAGAACCCCTATTTCAACATCGGCCTGGCCCAGTCGCTCCGCGGCGACTACGAATCCGGGTGCCAGCAACTCGACATCCGCGACGACGATCGCTATCAGCAATCCATCGACAACCTCCCGTGGCAGCGGTGGAGCGCCTGGGGCTGGGCGTACGACACGCACTTCCTCCAGTCGACCGACGCGACCGTCGGGGCCTACTTCGGGTATCTTGGAGCCGGCTGGGGTCGGTGATACACTCCCCCGCCAAGGAGTTTGACCATGTCACAGCGCGGACCTATTTCCACCCCGTACGACGAAGCGGTCTGCCCGACCCCTGGCGGTGAACCGGCCGGCGGCGGCTCCAGCGGCGGCTTCGACATCGGCCCGGGTTCCGCCAAGGCGGCGCCCAATTCCGTGAGCGGCCTGCCCAACGCGGTCGACACCTTCGACATCACCGGGGGCGTCCCCGCGCAGGTCGAGATGCCGCCGATTGCGTCCCCCGGGACGTTCAAGCCGGGCAAGTAAGCCCCTCGCGGGGGCGTGTAGGAGCCACACACCATGCAGGTCGGCCAACTGACGATCGCCCGCACCAACCCCAACACCCAGTTCATCGGGGCGTTGGCGCAGAACGCGGCCGACACGGTGAACATGCCCGGGGTGCCGGCGGGGCAGTCCTCCGCCGACGGCTACCTCGATGGCTCGGTCGCGCCCGGGTCCGCCCGGATGCGGATCCGCTCCCTCACGGTCATCAGCGTCGAGAACCTCGCGTGGGAAGTGTGGCTGTGGGCCAAGGATACCTTCGCCACCGGCGCCGGGACCTTCCCGACCGGGCAGGTGTTCCCCCTCGCCAAGTATTCGTTCCAGGCCGGCGATGCCGTGCGGATCGCCGCCGCGGGCCTCTACTACTACAACCTGAACGGGATTGACCTCCCCTACGAGGACGCGGACGCCTCAGGGGAACTCCACCTCATGCTGATCAACCGGTCGGCCGCGGCCAAAACGGCGGGCGCGGGCGGCGCGGTCCAGCTCCAGTTCGCCTGCGAACCGACGCTGGGGTTCTAACCGTGGCCTGGCTGCGACGGCTGGCGGTCGCGCTCGGGCGGTGGCTGGTGTCGTGGGAGGAAGGGTTGCCCTCGGCGGCCCCCCGGCTCTCCCCCGAGGCCCAGCTCGTTCGGGACGCCATGCGCGCGTGTGGCCTGAACGCCGACGACGCCACTCTCGATACCGATATCTTGCGGACGGGCAAACTCGGGGAGGTCCTCCTCCACGCGGTGGAACTCCAGAACCGCGATGAGACCCTCCGCACCGTGGGGGACGTTGAACAACTCCTCCGCCGGAGCCTCCGCTAATGCGCCTCTGGCAATTATTCGAGGTGATCTTCCCCAACGAGGGGGTCCCGGTTGGCGGGAAATCCAACCTCGGGGTGTTTGTCCCCCTGAACGTGGACGCCAGCGGGAACCTGCTCGTGTCGGTCACCGGCGCCGGGAGCGGCGGGACGTCATCGAGTTTCGGCGCCGCGTTCCCGGGTGCGGGCACGGCCGCTGGGTTCAAGTCGTTTGCCGGATCCACCATGGAGCCCGGCAATTTGGACGCCTCGGGGAACCTGCTGGTCAACGTCGCCGCGGGCTCCGGGTCCAACCCGGCTGCGGGCGCGACGGGCTCGGCCGTCCCCTCCAGCGCGGACTACATCGGGCTGAACGTCGGCGGGACCCTCCGTGGCGCGGTCGGCTTCGACCTCGATAGCGGCGCGGGCACCCAGTACGGCCTGGGCGTCAACCTTCGCAAGATTGCCAGCGGTGGCTCGGTCGAGGCGGGGACCTCCACCGACCCCCTACGGATTGACCCCACGGGCACGACCACCCAACCCATCAGCGCCGTCGCGTTGCCCCTCGCGCCCCTGGCGGCCACGACCACGCTCCAGACCACCGGGAACACCTCGCTCGGGGCGATCGACACCAATGCGGGTGCGCAGGCCGACGCGGCGGTCACCGGTGACAACTCCGGGACCCTCTCGTCCAAGCTGCGCGGGATCAACAAAATCCTCGCGGCGGTGTGGGACTCGGGCAACAACTGGCTCAAGGTCAGTCTCCAGAACACCACGATTGCCGTGACCCAGTCCGGCTCGTGGGTGCTGTCGGCCGGCAGCGCGATCATCGGGAAAGTCGGCATCGATCAAACGACCCCGGGGACCACGAACAAGGTGTCGATCGGGACCGATGGGGTGGTCACCCTCGCGGCGGGCTCGGCCATCGTCGGCAAGGTGGGGATCGACCAGACCACCCCCGGCACCACGAACCTCGTCGCGGCCGGGCAGAACGGCACCTGGACCGTCCAGCCCGGCAACACCGCGAACACCACCGCGTGGAAGGTGGACGGGAGCGCGGTCACCCAGCCGATCAGCGGCACGGTCACCGCCAACGCGGGGACCAACCTCAACACCTCGGCCCTCGCGCTCGAAGCCTCCCTGGTCAAGTTGCCGGTGGCGCAGGGGTCGACCACCGCCGGCCAGAGCGGTCCACTCGCCCAGGGCGCGGTGACCACGTCGGCCCCGTCCTACACGACCGCCCAGACCTCGCCGCTGTCGTTGGATACCAGCGGGAACCTGCGCGCGACCGTCGTCCAGAGCGGTACGTGGACGGTGCAGCCGGGCAATACCCCGAACACCTCGCCGTGGCTGGTGACCGTCGGACACGGCAAGACGCTCAAGACCGTCGCGGGGTCCCTCACTGCCGATACCGACATCATCGCGGCGGTGTCGTCCAAGCGCCTCAAGGTGTACGCCTACGCGTTCTGGACGTTTGCGACCAACGCGGATGTGATCCTCCTGAAGTCGAACGGCGCCGGCGGGACCCTCCTCTGGAACGTGATCCTCCAAGGCACCTCGTCTCCAGCGACGGGGTCAGGCGCGAACCTCGCGGTGGCGGTTCCCACGTTCCTGTTCGCCACCGTGGCGGGCGAGAAGCTCACGGTGGACGTGGCCAACGGCGACACCATCTACTACAGCGTCAGCTACTGGGACGACGACGCGACCTAGCCCATGGCGCTGCATTCCTTCGGCACGACGTTCGGGTGTTCGATCCGGGCCAGCATGGCTCAGATCGCTCCCGGCTTCGATGCGGCGACAGTGTCACCGGGGTCGTGGCGGCTGCTCGTGGGGCTCCGTCCCAATCACGGTGGGCCGGGCAACTGCATGGTCGCCTACGCGCCGATTGGGGGCGTGAACCACGACTACAAGGTGGGGGTGTTCTTCGACCTGACTGGGACCGGGTTCAACGGGACGAGTCTGCACGGGTCGCTGCTCTCCCCGTGGGGGACCCTCCCGCATCTGGTCCCCAAAACCGACTGGCCGACCAAGATCATCTCCTGCCGCCTGAAGTACTCCACCTGGGACGACGTCGCCCTCACCTGGGCGGCCGACGGCGAGCTCGATCTCCGCATCGACGACGCGGTGGTGTACAGCGTCACCGGGCAGACACTCACCTTCGGCTCACCGACGTATTTCTTCACGCACGGGCGGCAATGTGCGGTGGCCATGGTCCAGTGCGGGATCTCCGACGGCCCGTGGTGGACGACCACCGAGGACTACCCCACCTTCGTCGGTGCCCAGCACGTCCCGGTCGGCTCGAACATCAAGTTTTACTTCGACTTCGCCGACATGACGATGCCCGCCGGGTGGACCGTGCGGAGTTCGGTAGGGCTCACGGAGTTGCCGCTGTTCCGGCCCGACGGCGGCCTCGACAACACCGCCGCGATGACGACCGGGACGGCGCCCATGTCCATCTCGAACTGGGACAGCGACAACTACGACTATCTCCCCTTCCAGGGGATGGGGTTCATCGACTCGTTCGAGCCGGTCGTGACCACCGGCTCGTTGAGCATCTCCAAGTCCCTGGAGACCCCCGACCCGACCGCCGAGTTTCTGTTCACCTGCGGGCCGGGGCTCGACCCCGCGACCTTCACCCTCAAGGGGGGCGAATCCCGCCTCTACAGCGGGGTGGTGCCCGGGAGCGGGTATTTCGTCACCGAGTCCCCGGCGACCGGCTGGGTCCAGACCGGGGTGGTCATCTCCAACGGGAGCCCCGGGGCGATTGTCGTGGCGGCGGATGTGGTCACGACCGTCGCGTTCAGCAATGCGCTGACCCCGTTTACCCCCAGCGGATGCGTCCCCGATTGGCAGAGCCCGGTCGACTAGAGTAGACTCCCGGCTGGTCACAGATTTATGCCACGCCTCAGTCCCTCAGGTGAGCGGGTCGTCTACGGCATCGACGGGCAGGTGCGGGTGCTGGTCAATGGGGTGACGGTCACCGTCCCGACCCCTCGCGCGGGGGCCTGGTCCTTCCAAGGCGAGACGATCGTGGGCGGGGGCGGGGTCGACCCCACCACCGGGAAATTCGGCACCCTCCGCTACCACCTCGATACCGGGGTGCTGGACGTCCTCGACACCGCCGCCAACAGCAACTTCACGGGTTGGGGCGGCGCGTGGCACAGCGGGACCAAACCGATTGAATTGATCGGCCCACCCCCGTTTGGGCTGCCCGGCGCGGTGTTGTACGACAACTCCGCCGGCGCGGGGTACGGGATGGTCACCCGGCAGGGGTATGCCGTCGCGCGGGTGAACGCGGCCACCTCACCCACCGGGACGGTGTTCTTCGCGCCGGACGGGTCCACGGGCCCGGCGACCTGGCCGACGGCGATTGCGCTGGCCGCCAATGACGGCTGGCTCCTCCTACGCTACCCCGATGGCCGGGTGGCGTTCTCCACGGATGCCCCCACGGTGCACCGGACCCTCCTTGGTACCCCCGTGGCGCTGGCCGCCGTCGGTCCCGTCGTCTACATCGTCGAGTGGCAGGCGTCGTTTTCGCGGGTGATCCTCCGCCCGATCGACTCGGTGTTCGGCTGGGTGGTGTCCGCCAGCGGGCACGACTTCTACCCCGATGTGGTGTACGCCACCGACTCACTCCTCCACGTGGTGTCGTCGTGGGGCGCCGGGGAGCACCCGGGCGAACTCCAGACCTACCTGTTCAACCCGGCCTCCACGGCGGGGCAGGTGGACCTGAGCGTCCCCTCGACCCCGGCGATGCCGCCCGTGACCGACGTCGCGTGGGTGGGCCGCCCGGCGGCGATGGCCGTGTATTGCTTCGCGGATGTGTCCACGCCCGGGCATTACACCCTCCCCGTGCGGCCGACCGTGCCCCCGCAGGACCCGGTCGCGGAAACCTCCTACTGGGACGGGACCGATATCCCGGTCGACTGGCTGCTGGCCCAACCCCTCTGGCGGCCCGTAGGGTTCCCCTGCTACCGCATCCACGGCGAGGGCCTCGATGCCTTCAAGGCCCGCATCACGACCGCCTATCACGTCGTGACCGCGCACGGGTACCGTCCGGCGCCGGTGTTTGGGCTCCACTCGGGGTGGACCTCTGCCGGCCGCTTCCGTACCGAGGTCGAAGTGGCCGAGGGGATTGTCGCCACCTCGCACCTGTCGGACCTCGACGCTACCCCTCTCGCGTGCGCGTTTGCCGCCGGCCGTGGGAACCTCCCCGACGGCCGCCCTGATGTGCTGCCGTCGGCGTGGGCGTATTTCGACGCGTACATGGCGGGGATTCCCAGCGCCGCCGACTGGCCCACCCCGCCACCTGACCCGGGGCCTGAGCCCCCGATTCCCCCGGAGCCCCCCATGCCGACGTCACGCAAAGTCTCGATCGCGTCCCGCGTGTTGAACACCCGCTTCGGCGACCCCGATCAGGGGTTCGAGGAACGCCCGACGATCGACAAGCCGCTCTCGCCCAAGGACCCGTGGCCGATGACCACCGGGCTCATCCAGGGTGACGAGACGTACACCCTCCAGACCTCGCCGTCAGGGGCGCCGTACCTCCGTTGGCCGAACGGCAACGTCATCGCCATCCGCAAGGACGGCGGGCCGAACAATCTCGGGGGGAACCTCGCCGAAACCCCATGGCCCGGCGACACCTACGAACCGGGCCGCGACGAGAAGTTGGCCAAGACCGCCCAGGCCAACGTCTACGCCGAAGCGGAGCCGCCGGCCGGACGCGCCGCGGTAGCGTTCGCGCTGGTGTCCCTTTGACCCGGATATCCCTGCGCCACCCTCGGGTCCGCTCCGCGCGCTCCTGACCGTCCGCGGGAACTACCCCTATGGACCCAAGGGTCCCACCCGCCCCGACGGCTCCCGCGACTGGGACGACCTCACCTGTGTCGAGGACAACGCCTTCTTCCTCGACGAACTCGAACACGTCTGGCGCCGGGATGTCGGTCTCGCCGCGCGCATCCTGACGGAGTCGATCGCCAAGGGGATCAACGCGATCACCGTGGGCCCGGTCTACGCCGGTGGGTACCACGGCTGGTGGCCGGACACGAATTGGGTCGGGCAGGACCCGTCTACGTTTGCCGACTTCTGCGAGTGGGTGGCGGGGTTTGGCCTCTCCATCACCCTCGTCGTGTTCCCCGACTGCGGCATCTACTGGCACGGGACCGAAGCCGGGTGGGACTGGGCCGCGATCGACCGTGACCTCAAACCCCTCTACGACCAGGACCGGGTGCGCGCCGCGGTGTCGCGCGTGCAGTTCGGGTGGGAAATCTGGACCTACGTCGCCGGGATGATCCCCGGCTACGACCGGATGCGCGCGTGGTTCCCCACCCAGGAACGCTGCTGGCACAACGGGCCCGAGCACGCCTCGCCCGGCATGGGTACCGAGGAGGAACGCCCCACGTGGCAAACGGCCGCCGACCACGGGATCCACCGCCTGCTGTTCCAGGGGTTCCCCCTCTCGACCGATCCGGCGACGATCGATCGGCCGCCGCTCGATCAGCTCAAGTACGACCTCTGGGATATGTGGCGGCGGTTCAACGGGACGGATGGGTCGCCGTGGGGTCCGACACCCATTCTCACCGAGCGCGGCACCCCCCTCGAAGTGGAGTACGCGGAAGCGGCCGCCTACGACATCACCAACCACAACGCGCCGGAGTCGATTGGGACCACCCTCGCCGACGCGGCGTTGTCGGTGGCCGGGGCCAGCCGTAACACGACCGATGGTCTGCCGAGCGCGTAGGGGGCACACATGCCCACCCGGGAGGACGTGGCCCTCGCGGCCTTGGTGCAGTTGATCGCCGCGCGGGTCCCCGGCACCCCGCGGGTGCTGGTGGCGCTGGCGTTCGAGTTTGGTGATGCGTGGCAGTTGGCGGTGAAACGGGATCAGGAGGAGTTGTACCCGGTGGCGGTGGCGCCGGCGCACGCGGGCGGGCCGGGCCGGAAACGGTGTATTGACGGGTTTACCAAACACAGTTGGGGAGCAGGTGACACATGCGTACGATGCAGCTATCGGAACAAGGAACTCGCCGGGCGGATGCGAAGCTATCGGCGCGCGGTCTTGGAGTGATTCTGGGCGGCCTGACCTGGCTGGTGTCGGTCACCGCCGCCTTCGCTCAGAACATCCCACCCACGACCACCGGCATCACCGTCGTGGCGCCGTCGTTGAATGGCACCTACATGGGGGTGCTCAACGTCGATGTGGTGATCGTCGCGCCGGCCACCCCGCCGCTCACCGCCACGCTGCGTCAGGAGGGGGTGTTCGCCCCCCTCGCCACCTCGGCCCTGACCCTCTCGGGCAATGACCACTACATCGCGGTGTTCGCGCTCCCGGCCGTGGCCAGTCCCACCGGGATGGTCCTGACCGTCACCGACGGCACGCGCGCGGCGCAGCGGCCGTTCATGGTGGGCGTAGGGACGGTGGATCCGCTCCCGCCCCAGCCCCCCTCGGCCACCTTTACCCAGATCATGGCCCTCCTCGCGGCGATGGCGTCCCAGGCGGACACCAACCAGAAGGTCACACTCGAATCGCTGCAAAAGGGGTTCGCGCAACTCGCGCCGCTGCCCACCCCCACGGGGATCCCCTGCCGGGTGGCCAGCGCGACGACTGTGTACGCCAACGGACACTGGAAGGTCACCTTGGACTGCCCGTCGAGCATCGCGCCGGCGCCGCCCGCGAAGGAGTCCACCATCGCCGTGTTCGGGGCCACCAGCGCCGCGATTGTGCGAAAGTAGCGCATGGCCGCCGGCGACTTCGTCCAAGTCGGAAATTTCACGACCGGCATCGCCCAGAACCCAACGGTGTCCCTCGCCGGCGTAACGAACGGCAATACGTTGGTGCTGATCCACGTGAACTACAGCGGCACGGTGAACAGTATTGACGATGACAAGAGCAACACGTGGGGGGTTGCAACCGGGACCAATTTTGCCACGGCCCCGAACGTCGTCGGAGGTACGGTCACCGCCACCGTTCATTACTCAGCGAGTGTGCAGTACTTGTTGTGCTTGGCGGAATACGAAGGAAATTTGCCGCTGGGCCTCTACAGCGCCGGGCCGTTCAGTGCCGGACAAACCCCCTTCGATAGTGGAAATATTTCTTCATCGGCTGGGTCCTCCTTGTTGGGATTGCGCGTGTCGTTCGGCGCAACACTCGCGTCGTGGCATTCTTCCTATACCCATCGCAAAAATGGAAGTGATGGGTTCATTGATGTGAGCTTGTTTGATGCGGTGAACCAAGCGGCCGGCACGAATTCCTTCTGGTGGTCTGCGACCAATCCAGCGACTTCGACGGGCAACGGAGAAATCTGTGAGTTGACCGTGGGGGGCGGGTCCCCCTCCATCTGGCCTGGTCGTCTTGCCATGACGGGTGTCGGGCGCTAGACTCCCCCCATGCGACGACCCTCCACCACCGTCCTCCTCTTCGCGGTCCTCTTCGCGGCGATGATGGGGGTGGGCACCACCGCCCAGACCCTCTCGCAACAGGTGCTCCAGCTCCTCGCCCGCAACAACACCTGGACGGGGCTGCAGACGTTCGATCGCTCGGTGGGGTTGAAGCTGGACCGGGCCTCGGCCCCGCTGGCCTCCCCCACGGACAAGCTGGAGAACCGCGGCGGGAACCTCTATTTCGGCGGCGCGCTCGTGACGACCAGCGCCTCCAGCGGGACGGTCACCTCGGTCGACATGACCGTCCCGTCGATCCTGAGTGTGTCGGGTAACCCGATCACGTCCAGCGGCACCCTCGCGGTGTCCCTCGCCACCCAAGGCCAGAACCTCGTGTTCGCCGGGCCCACCTCCGGGACGGGCACCCCCACCTTTCGCGCGCTGGTGGCGGCGGACATCCCCCCCATCAGTATCGTTACCGGCACGGTCGCGGTGGCCAATGGCGGGACGGGGCTGACCTCGGGCACGAGCGGCGGGGTACTGGCCTTCACCGCCTCGGGCACCATCGCCTCCTCGGGCGCGCTCACCGCCAACCGATTGGTCCTGGGTGGTGGGGCCGGTGCGGTCCCGACGGTGGCCGCGTCCTTGGGCACCACGGCGACGGTGTTGCACGGCAACGCCGCCGGTGCGCCGACGTTTGGAGCGGTGGTGCTCACGACCGATGTGTCCGGGATCCTTCCCGTGGCCAACGGCGGCACCGCCCTCGCGTCCGGGACCTCCGGCGGCGTGCTCTACTACTCGGGCACGGGGACCCTCGCGTCGAGTGGCGCGTTGACGGCCAGCCGGATTGTCCTCGGCGGCGGCGCCGGGGCCTCCCCGACGGTCCTGGGGTCGCTGGGGACGACGACCACCGTCCTCCATGGCAATGCGGCGGGCGCCCCCACCTTCGGGGCGGTGGACCTCGTGGCGGACGTCACGGGCACCCTGGCGGTGGCGAGTGGCGGGACGGCGTTGGCCAGCTACACCCAGGGCGATGTGCTGTACGCCTCGGGCACGACCACCCTCGCGGTGCTGGCCAAGAATGCCAGCGCCACCCGCTACCTAGCGAACACGGGGACCTCCAACAACCCGGCGTGGGCGCAGGTGAACCTCGCCAACGGGGTCACCGGGACCCTCCCGGCGGCCAACGGCGGGACCTCGATCACCGGGACGCCCACCAACGGGCAGCTCCTCATCGGCAACGGGAGTGGCTTCACCCTCGCGGCGCTCACCGGCACGGCCAACCAGGTCACCGTCACCAACGGCGCGGGGACGATCACCTTGTCCCTGCCGCAGTCGATCGCCACCGCGTCCACCCCCCAATTCGCCCGGCTCGGGCTGGGCACGGGCGCCGGCGCGACCGCGGTCATCACCACCGCCGGCCAGATCAACACGGGCATCTACGTCCAGTCGAACTGCCCGACCGCCTCCACCACCGACTGGAACAACGGGATGGTCCAGCAGGTGACCCTGACCGGGGCCCCCTGTACCTTCACCTTCCAGAACCCGATCAGCGGCGCGTTGGAGTACACGCTGATCCTCATCCAGGACGGCTCGGGGAATCGCACCGCCGCGTGGCCGGGGACGCTCAAGTGGCAGGGCGGCGCGGCGCCAACCCTCACCACGACCGCGTCCAAGACGGACATTTGCTTCTTCAAGTGGGATGGCACCAGCTACCTCGGCCGGTGTTCCCTCAACTACTAACCCTCACCCTCGCAGGAGTCCCAGCTCATGCTTCGGAACCTCTCGATTTTCCTCGTGATCCTCGCCATCGGCGCACTCGGCTGGCTGGCCATGGCCGGGGTCGCGCACCTCTACACCGACCACCAGAACCTCCATACCCTCGTCACCATCGAGGACGCGCGGCAGCGGGCCGTTACCCAGCCGCCCAAGTAGCGTAGACTCTTCCCCCATGGTGGTGGCGTACAGCGGCGCGGCCCCGAACGCCGGGGCGACGATGACGGTGCTGCTCTCGGGCACCCCCACCCCGGCGACCATCTACGCCGACGACCTCCTCACCCCGCTAGCCAATCCGTTCACCGCGGATTTGCTCACCGGGGCGTACCTGTTTTATGCGGATGATGCCCTCGCCTATGACGTCCAGGCGGCGGTCCCCTCCACCCCCGACCTGGTGGAGAACCCCGGGGACCCGTTTGTGGTCGCCGGCGGGGTCACCCCCAACCGGGTGATCAGCTTGGTGGTCAACGATAACGGGACCCAGATCGTCCTCGCGCAGGTGGTGTACTAATGCCCAAGCCGTTCACCCTGGCCCTGAACGCGCTGCTCGTCGGCGCGCTCCTCAACCTGACCCTCGACGCGCAGACCCCCCGGATGGTGGTCCCCGGCGCCGCGACCCTGCCCGCCACCTGCAGCGCGCAGCAGGTGATTTTCCACACGACCGCCCCCATCGGCCTCTACCAGTGTGTGGCGGCCAACACGTGGAGCCAACTCGCCGAGGCGACCGGGGGCGGCGCGCCGGCCGACGCGGTGTACTGGCTGGGGGCGTCGAATGTCACCCTGACCAACGGGAAGAACCTCGGGGCGCTCTCCACCGGGCTGGTGTTGAACACGGCCGGGACGCCCACCGCGTATGGCGGGTCGGCGTGTACCAACCAGTTTGTCCGGTCGCTCAATGGCAGCGCGGTGGCCACCTGCGCGACGGTCTCGCTCACCGCGGACGTCACCGGGTTGCTCCCCCTCGCCAACGTGGCGAACGCGTCGGCCGCCTCGGTCCTGCTCGGGCGGGGCAGCGCCGGCGGCGCGGGGGTGTACCAGGAAATCACCCTCGGGGCGAACCTCGAAATCTCGGGCACCGTGCTCTCGGTCACGGGCGGCGGCGCCGGCGGCAACGTCACCTCCTCGACCGCGATTGGGTCCGAGCCGGGATCGCCCGCGAGTGGGGATGTCGACTTCTACACGAACACCCCGCAGTTGGCGCGGTATTCGGGCAGCGCGTGGGTCCCGTGGGGCCCGCTGTTCAAGTTCACCACCCCCTCGGGTTCGTTCTCGTGGGTCAACCAAGGCTCGGCCACCATTTCCACCACCGGCGGGGGCTACACGCTCGTGGGCGAGGCGGTCGGCAACACCGCCAACCTGAACATCCGGGTCGAGACCGCCCCATCCACCCCGTGGACGCGCACCGCCTACTTCGAGCCCATCTTCGTCCAGAAGGGGTTCAACGGCTACGGCATGTGCTTCCGCCAGTCGTCGGACGGCAAGATGGCCGTGCTCAACCTCCTCGCCTTCGACGCCGGGCTGACCACCCTCGCCATGGCGTCGAGCAAGTACAGCGGCGCGACCGGCGCGATCACCGTCACCGACTACGTCGCGCAGCACGCCCCGAACGTGATCCACTGGGTGCGCTTCGGCGATAACGGGACGAACCGGACCATCGAAATCTCCGCCGACGGGCAGAATTGGCTCCTGTTTCATTCGGTCGCGCGGACCGACTACATGACGGCTGACCAGGTGGGGTTCTATGTGACCGGCCAGAACGCGGCCACCCCCAACTACGCGCCGATTCTCCGGGTCCTGAGCTGGGGCTCCTAACGTGGCCGGGTACCAGTCGATCACCCTCGCCCAGTTGCGGACCCGCCTCCAGGAACTCTGGGAGGGGGTCCCGTTCTGGACCGCTGCCGAGGCGAACCGCGCGATCAACGAGGCGTTGCGCGAGTGGAATTTCCTGACCGGCCGGTGGGTGGGGACGGTCGTGGTGCCCTGCACGGCGCTCAACTACGACTACGCGATTCCGAACGCGATCCTCTATCGCACCCGGGTGAGTTGGAATTCCCGCCCGATGTCCGTCTCCTCCCGTCAGGACCTCAACTACGGCCGCCCGCATTGGCGCGAGGAGTCCACCGTGAGTGGCGGCGACGTCCCGGCGCGCCCGATGCTGTGGGTACCAGTCTCCTTGCGCCTCATCTACATCTGGCCGATGGACGCCGGCGGGCACAACGCGCTGACCGTCGAGGGGGTCGCCACCACCCCGGTGCTCACCGCCGATGGCGACTACGTGGACCTGGCGGAAGCCGATATCAGCGTGCTCCTCGGGTACGCCCTGCACGTCGCCGCGTTCAAGAAGGGCGGGGGGTGGTTCACCCAATCCGTCGGGTATTTCCGCACCTTCCTCATGGCGGCCGGGCAGGAGAACTCGCTGATCACCACCTCCCAGGTGTACCGCCGCTTCATGGGACTGGACCACCGCGACCAGAAGCCCACGATTGGCGCGCCGGCGAGTCTCGATCGGATTGTCGAAACCACGATCGAAGCAGCAGGGGGTGGCTCGTGATCGACACCGAGGTGATGACCACCATCCAGGACGCGCTCCAGGAACCGGCCGACGGCGGGGCGACGTTCCCCTCGGGGTTGTGGACCCAAACCGAAGTCCTCCACCGCATGAACGAGCGCCAGAACCGCTTCCTCAAGGCCACCCAGGCCCAGGTGGGGGTCGTGTGGCTGGACGTCGCCGCGGGCGTGCGGCGGGTGCAACTCCCCCCGGACTGGCTTACCACCCTCGACGTGCGCTGGCGCCCGACGGGTGGGGCGTGGACCCTGCTCCTCCGGTCGGACAGCTTCGAGACCGACCACGCGCTCCCCGGCTGGTCGACCAACACCGGCACGCCCGAGGTGTACATGGACGAGGACGCGCCGCTCTTGCAGGTGCAGATCGCCCCCGCCCCGCCCGTCGCGGGCCAACTGGAGGTCCTCTACATCCCCCAGGGGGAAGAGATGACCGGCACCGGCGATGTCCTGCTCCAAGTCCCCGACGAGATGGCGGCGGGAGCCGTGAAGTACGGCGCCTTGGCCGACCTGCTCAACAAGGACGGCCGCGGGAAGTCCCCCGAGCGCGCTGCCTACTGCGAACTCCGCTATCGCCTGGCCGAGCAGGTCGTCGGCCTCCTCCTCGCCGGACGCGCCTAGTCCTGTTAGACTCCCGCCATGCCCGAGCCGAAATCCACCCGGGGGATGGCGGTCACGCCGGCGGACCTCACGGTCCCGTTCGACACGCCCATTGTGCCGTTCGGCAACGCCGGGCTGAACGTCGCCGCGGCGATTGACGCGGTCAAGTCCGACCAGTTCACCCGGCTGACCAATGTGGTGTTCACCCCCGGGGGCTCCCGCGAGGTGACCATCCGTCCCGGCCAGGTCGAGTTGGCCAGCTTCGCCGCCTCGCCTGTCCATAGCGCCCATCGGTTCGCCGACCCGTTCAACTCGACCGCCACGCGCGTGTGGGGAGTCGGGAGCGAACTCGCGCTGGGGTTGGATGGCGCGGTGTCGAGCGTCGATAGCGGCTACTCGGGCAACCCGCTGGTGCTCGTTCCGCACCGCCCGACCCTCAGTGGCACCCCGTGGATGTACGTCGCCGACCTCTACAAGATGTCGAAGGTAGCGATCGACGGGACCGTCAAACCCATTGGCCTCCCGGCGCCGACCCTCGCCCTCACCACCTCGATGGGCGCGGATCAGGAAACGGTCATCGCGCCGTTTGGCGGGGGTGGGGCGACCGCCGGCCCGAATTGGACGCCCAACGCCGGGAAGGACTTCTCCAACCCGCCACTCGATACTGGGGTGCCGCTGCCCGGGACGGACGCCACGATTGTGTTGGTGAGTGACCCGGGCGGCGATGTCCTCGCGGCGGGCAACGGCTGGTGGCAGTTCTGGGGGCTGGCCTACACGTTGGACCTGTCCATGGTCGGGTCGCGCGCCGCCGACGACAACGACGTGATGAAGTTGACCATCAAGATTGGCAACCCGGCCGCGTGTGCCGAGGTGCGCCTCTATGTGGTCGTGGACGAGCTGTTCTCGCCGTCGATCCTCCCGGGGTCCTCGCCCGAGGCCAACCAGGACTTCTACGTCAAGACGTTCCGGCCGGACGACTTCACCCCGTTCATCCAGTCGCAAACCAGCCAGATCATCAACGCCGAAATCGCCCGGGTGAACACCATCCGCGATAACGCGCTCGACGCGGCCTCAACCGCCGAGGGGTACGCCGCCGCGCGCGACCAGAGTGTCCAGCGCATCGACACCCAGTTCCTCGAAACCCAGGACCCCGCGCGCGCCGCGGGCGTGACCGTCGGCGGGTCGACCACCCAGTTTGTGGAACTCGGCACGATTGGCGTCCCGCTCCGCCGCGGGGACTGGCAACGCTACGGGAACACCGTCGGCCGGGGCTGGGGCACCGTCACCGGGCTGATCGTCTACATCCAGGCCGGACCGACCCCGGCCGAGGGCACCCAACTCCCCTTTGTCGATGTGTATGGCTGGGCACTCACCGGAGGCTACGGCCCCGACACCATGGACGCGGCGACCCAGTCCTACGACTACCGGGCGACCAACTACGATCCGGCGACCGGCGCCGAGTCCAACCCCTCCCCCATCATGGACGGGGTGAATTGGGTCGACGCGCTCCGCCAGGCCGTGGTCGTGGCCCCAGCCGCCTATGGCGGGGGCGGGATCATCCAGCGCCTGTATCGCCGCGGGGGGACCCTCGTCAACGATTGGTACTACCTCGGGGCCAACGAGAGTGACGGCGCGGCGTTCACCGATGAGGCCACCGATTTGTCGATCGCGGCCGCCGGGACCCTGGCGATTGACCACTACCAGCCCGTGCCCACGGTGGATAACGACGGGAACACGGTGCTGGCCCAACCCGTGGGGTGCCTGTTCGGACCGATGAACGGGCAACTGTTTGCCTTGGGCGACCCCTACCGGCCCGGGTACGTCTACGCGTGCATCCCGGGCCAACCGGATCATTGGCCGCCCGACCTCACCAACGAGGTGTGCGCCCCGTCCGAGCAACTGATGGCCGGGTTCATCTATGGCGGCCAGGCGTTCGCGTTCTCGCGGGAACGGCTGTACGTCCTCTACCAGAACATGACCGGCCCGGGCGGGATCACCTCCACCCCCACCGAGTGTCGGGAGGGGCTGGCGGGCCGGTGGGCGTACGCGCTGGGGCTGGGGTCGATTTGGTTCTGGTCGCCCGATGGCCCACGCCGCACGAGCGGGTCCGCCGCGGAGTACATCGGCACGGACGTGATGCCCTTGTTCCAAGGCACCACCGTGAACGGCTACCAGCCGGTGGACTTCTCCGCCGAGGCCGCGCTCCGGGTGTGCGTGTTCGAGCAGGAGGTGTGGTTTCAGTACCAGGACACCCAGGGCGCCGCGAATGTGCTGATCTATCAGGCGCTCTCCCAAACCTGGCGGCACTACGAGTTCGGCTGGCCCACGGCGGTGATCACCCCCGACCTCGGGAACCCCGTGGACACCCTCCTCATGGGCAGCCGGGACGCCGCCCTCGCCTACACCCACGACGGGACCACCGACGCGGGGTCCTCGATCGCGTGGCGCGCGCGGACCGGCACGTTTGATGGTGGTCGCCCGCGCGAGGAAAAGCTGTTCGGTGATTTGATCATCGACTTCGTGGGGTTGGAGGACCCGTTCTCGATCACCCCCTACCTCAACGCCGACACCATCGTGGATGCCTCGGTGACGTTCACCGGTGGGTCGACCCGTGAGCGGGGGTATCTCGACGCGTTCGGCACCCTGCCCCAGCGCGCGCATTCCATCGCGGCCCACTTCGCCGGGGAGTCCCGCGCGGGCGGCCCGGTGCTCTATTACTGGGGCGTCAGCGTGGCGCCGCAGCCGGAACTCACCCTCAACCGGGCGACCCAATGGGATGACTTTGGCCACCCCGATGAGTCCTACGTCATGGGGGTCACGCTCGACTGCGACACCCAGGGGGCGGACCTCACGGTGTTCATCGACGCGGACTTTGGCGGCGTCACCTCGACCCTGGCCACCATCACCGTCAACACCAACGGCCGGCACAAGCAGAAGTTTTCCTGGCCGGGCCTGCCCGCGCACAAGGTGCGGATCCGCCCCCAGAACGACTGCGGGCCGTGGATTCTCTACCGGGTCGATTGGATCTTCCAGCCCGAGCCCCCGCGGATCGCGCGGTGGGACGCCTTCTTCGAGATGGACTGGGACCAGTACTACACCGGGCTCGATTTGTATTGCGACACCGGGGGCCTCACCAAGCTGATCGTGGTGGAGGTGGATGGGACGCCCTTGGTCGACCCGGCCACCGGCCTCGCGTACTGGGCGATCCTGACCGCCGGCCGCCGGGTGGTCCACCTGACGCTCCCCACCGGCCGCGGGCATGTCCTGCGCTTCTACGCGACCGACGACAACCCGGGGCTCCTCTACACCCACCGCTGGCACACCGATGCGGAGCCGAGCGAACAAGCCAACTGGAACCAGCCGTACACGATCCTCGGCACCCAAGCGGATAAGTGGCTGAAGGGGATCGTGTTCGAGGTGGATACCTTCGCGTTGGACAAAACGGTGCGCGTCGAGGCCGACGGGGTCGTGGCGACCACCGTCACCGTGAACGCGGACGGCCGCAAAGTGGTGCAGGTGGCGATCCCGCAGATACTGGGCCGCGTGTGGCGCTTCATCCCGTCGGACGCCAACCCCTCGCGGTTGTACACCCTCCGCCCCATTTTCGACGAGGAACCCTTCGCGCTCACCCGCTGGGAAACCCAGGAAGTCGACCACGGGGTCAATGGCTTCTACACGCTGATCGACGCGATGATCACCTTGAAGTCGAACGGGCCCGTGACCTTGACCATCACCACGATCATCAATCAGGCGACCGGCGCCGCCGTGACCGACGACTATGTGATTCCCACCACGGGCGGGGTGAAGCGCAAGGTGTGGGTGCCGTTCCTCGACCGCAAGGGGGTGCTGACCAAGTACCTCTTCACCGGGGACGCGTTCTGGTTGTACCGCGAGGAATCCCAAGTCACCCTCCAGCCGTGGCAGGGCGGGTCGGCCGTGGTGCGCCAGCCGTTTGGGAATGATGACCTGGACCCCACCCGCGGGATGACCAACGCCACGTTGGCCGCGTCACGGAGCGGTGGCAGCGCCTAGCCCATGCGGATCTCCACCACCGGGTCCATCGTGTATGGCACCGATCGGGTCGCCATCGACGGCGCGATCCCCGCCGCGCTGAACAGTATCCAGGGCGGGCAGGTCTCGTGGTACGACGCCACGACGGTGTTCTGGCGCGAGGACCTCGGCGCCGGCGCGAGTGGCCTGCGCTTCTACGACACCGTCTCGCACGCGATCACCACCATCGACAACGTCGGGGCCAACGTCGCGTGGGCGGGGCAAGGGCGCTGGGCGGCGTGGTTGGCGGGGGGCCCGAGCCGGGGTGTGCGGACCTCCTTCGGCGTGGTTACCCCACCGAACGGCATGGGCATGGGCGACGTCGCGGGGGACACCGGCGATATCGTGCTGGTCTCCTCCTACGCGAGTGGCTCGGGCCTGCGGTGTTATCAAAGCGGCGCGCTCACCCGCACCTTCAACGGGACCCTCAACCAGCCGATCATCCGCACGCGGTACGGGGCGGTCGCGTTTGGCCAGCCCGCCGGGTGGTACGTGGTGAACATCGCCACGGGGAACACCGTGGGGTACTACCGCCGGACCGACCCGGTGAATTGGATCATCCCCATCTACGACGGGACTGACTGGTGGGTGGTGGAGCGGGTGGAGAACTTGTCCATTCGCAAGGTGGACAGCGACCAGGCGTACATCATCGAGCCCAACCCGATTGCGTTCGCGCCAGACGCCATCCTCCTGTCCGCCGGCGTGGCGCGCATCGCCTACACCATCACTGAGGGCGAGGCGCTCAGTGACCTCGTCGTGGTCAACCTGACGTTGAACTCCGGCGCGGCGACCCGCGGGGTGGTGAGCGGCGGGACGATCAACTACGCCGCGACGTCGTTCTCGCCGACCACCGTGGGCCTCACCGGTCCGGCCGGGAACCCCTCGGGTGGGGGTGGCGGCGGCGGTGGCGGGGGTGGGGGTGGCACCCCCCAGAACCCCACGATCATCCCGCGGATTCAGCGCCCGGAGCCGCCCCCCTCGCGGGCGACCCGGCTCTACCCGCATGTCGACCAAATCAAGGACACCGCGGCGAAGCAGTCCCTGCGGGTGTTGTGGGACCAGCACCACGATGTGGTCGACCAGATTCGTACCGTCCAAGCGACCCAAACCCGGCAGGCGACCGCGATCACCCAGGCCCAATCCACCGCCACCGCCGCGCAAACCGCCACCGCGCAGAACGCCGCCCTCGCCGGGAAGCAGACCAGCGCGTTCCCGGGCGACTCGATTCAAATCTCGGGGGTGGGCACCGGGAGTGGTGGCGCCGGGACCGGGGGTGGGGGTGGCGATGCGGCGTGGGACCAAGGACAGGGGGGCTCGGGGTTGGCGTCGAGCTACCCCACCGGGCACGCCCCGGCCGGCGCGCCGCTGGACCTGGTCACCGTGGGGAGGATCTTGGGTGGGGTCCAGAAGGAATGGTCCGCCCTCCTCGCCCCGGCGGCCAGCGGCCCCGCCCGGGACGCGAACCTCGCCGAATTCATCGTCCGGCTGATCTGGCACCTCGCCCAGGCCGGGTTCACCGCGGGCAACAACCGCAACCCCTCCGGCGCCACCGGCATCGACAACTTCGTGGCCCAGGTGGACGGGGTGTTCCGGGGGTATGATATTTTCCCAGCGGCCAACTTCAGCGCCTATGGCTCGTTTTTGAACCAGGCGCAGATTCAGATGTTGCCGCTCGGTACCAGCGAAACCGGGTACATCCCCAACGCGGGGTTGCCCGACTAGGAGTCACCCCATGAGTGTCCCAGCACTCCCGTCCGGTCACGTCTACACCACCCGTGTGCTCCCGTCCGAGGAATGGCCAGTCAAGTACGCCCAGGCCCAGCTCCTCCAGTACCCGCAGCTCCCCAACCCCGAGCACACCATGATGATCGTCGTCGAGGACCCCGATGGGGTGATCGTCGCGTCGTGGTGTGCGATGAACACCGTCCACTTGGAGGGGCTGTACGTCAGCCAGGCGTACCGCCACGTGGCGGCGGTCGCGCGCGAACTCATGGTGGGGATGGGGGTCGCCCTCCTGAACGTCGGGTGCCGCGAAGCCTTGACCATTGGGCAGGACCCGGCTATCGTCTCCCTAGCGCAGAAGGCGGGGTTTGTCATCATTCCCGGGACACTCCTCAAGCTGGCTCTGACGCCCCCTGTGGAGGCGCCGTCCTGAGATGCCTGCTGTCGTCCCCCTGATCATGATCGGTGGGTCGCTTGTGTCCAGTTACATGGCCAAGCGACAAGCCGACAAGGCCCAGAAGGCCCTGCAGCCGTCCATTGACGCGCAGACGGGGATCGCCCAGACGTTCCAGCAGCAGGGGACGCAACTGATTGGCGAGGGGCAGGACCAGCTCCGCGCGCCCACGAATTTCTACCAGCAGCTCCTGAGCGGCAACAAGGCGGCAGTGTCCCAGGCGGTCGCGCCGGACGTCGCCAATTTGCGCGATGTGTACAGCGGCGCGCACAAGCAGCTCGAACGATCGGGCACCCAGGGGGCCAGCCGCGATATGGCCTCGGCCGAATTGGGTCGGCAGGAAGCGGGGCAACTCGGCAGCTTCGTGCTGGGCGCGCGCCCCGCCGCGGCCGAAGCCATGACCGCCATGGGCCAGAACACCCGCGCCGCCGGGGTGGGCATGGGCATGAACGCGGCCAACATCTACGGGTCGCTTCTCACCGGCGCGCGCCAGGATCGCGCTTACAACGGCGCCATCTCCCAGCAAATCGGCGAGAACACCGGCGAACTCCTCACCTCCATCTACAAGGCGTGGGGGAGCAAACAGGGCCAGAAGAACCCGCTCCCGCCCGGTGAGGTCATCCGGTTCTAATGGGCTCCTTTTTCGGCGGTCTCCTTGGCGGCTTCAATCGCGCGGCGGCGATCACCCGGGAGGAATCCCGGCGTGAGCAGGACGCGCAGGACGCCCGCGAAAACGAGGCGCTGAAACTCCTCACCGAGCACGGCACGCCCGAGTTGGCGGACGCCGCTGCGTCGGCCATGTTCCAGAAGGCGCTGGGCGGGAAGGCCCCCAAGCAGGGGTTCATGGCCGGGCTGATGGGCAACCCGCGTGCGATCACCCACCCGGCGGTGCAAACGGTCATGGCGCTGATGCGTCAGCCCGAGCAGGTCGGTGGCGGGTTGCCGGTGAGCCGCGGGACGATGTCCGCGCCGACATCTCCGGCCCAGCCCGCGCCGAGTGGGGCGTCTGCCGCGATGGCGCCGCCGCCAGATGCCGCCGGTGGCGGGGTGAACCCCGGGGCGCTCACGCCTCCGCCCACGCCGCAGTCGCTCCCCGTGTCGAGCGCGCCGCCGCAGGTGAATATCCAATCGACCCAGCGCACCCCGGGGGTCAGCCGGCCGCGGCAGATTCTGGAGGACCCGGCGGTCAAGGCCCAACGCCTCGCGACGTCGAAGTGGCGCGGGGAACTCCAAGCCAAGGGCGACATCCTCACCGAGTACGGTGCCACCCCCGACGAGCGCCGCGAGACGATCATGCGCGATATCGGCGGCGCGCAGGGCTCCCAACTGGGGTACCGCCCCGTGGGCCGTCCCTACGTCAACGACGCCGGGGAGATGGTCATTACCCTCGTCAACGGCGCCGGGCAGACCATGGAGGCCCCCTCGGGTCCGTGGACCAGTGGCTCGGGCGGTGGCGGGGGTGGCAAGCAGCAGGTCACCGGGACCGTCCCGGATGGCCAGGGCGGCACGCGCCAAGTGAGTGGGTACTTCGACGGCGCCAAGGGGGGGTACTTCGACACGAATGGGATCCCGCTGGTCGGGTTCATCCGGCAGTCGATCGCCACCGGCGCCGGGATGACGCGCGATTCGCTGGCCCGGGCCACGTTTGGCGGCCGCGCCTACGCCCTGCTCACGCCCGAGGAACAGCAACACGTCCTGAAGCTGGAGCAGGATTACCTCCGGACGTCCGCGTTCAACCGGGGCACGGGCGCCGGCGAGGCCGCCAACCAGACCAAGCTGAACGCCCCCATCGGCATCAACGAAGGCGCGCAGCAGGGGGTGAGCGGCACGACCACCTTGGGCCAGCTCGACGGCGTGGCGATGTTCACGCCCGAGCAGAAGGTCCGGTACGAAGCGATCAAGGACCTCCGCCCCTCCTTGGAGCGCGTGCGCGACTTGGTGAACGTCGTGTTCCCGGATTCGACCGGGCTCATCGGCGGGATCACCGCGGCCGCCGTGTTGGCCGGCAAGCGCGCCTCGCGTGACCCCGACCTCGCGCGGCTCGAAGCGTTGGTGGATCAATCCCTCTCCCACGTCGCCAAGTCGATCAGCGCGGAAACGGGTCGCCTCACCGAGCAGGATGCGGTCCGCGCGCAGACGTCGCTGGCCAACCTCAAGGCGGCGCTCCTGAGCGGGGATACGAAGGAATCCGCCCTCGCCCGGATCGACGAGACCCTCGACAGCACCGACCGCATCCTGAAGGACCTCCCCAACCCGGCGGCGGCGCTCCGATCCCGTGGGTCGGGTAGCCTCACGACGCCACCGCCGGCCCCGGCCGGGGACGCTGGGACGCGCCCGGCTTCCGGCGGTGGTGCGCCACCGGCTCCGGCCGGAGCGCCGTCGGCGGGTGGGGCGGTGGACCAGACTCTCGCGCCGGATGTGGCCGCCTATGTGGAAACCGTGAAGGTCCCCCCGGGGATGCCGTTCGCGGTGATCGAGGGCGCGGGCAAGGTCATCCACAAGTACCCGGACGGCCGCGTGATCGTGATCAAGTAGCCCATGGCCAGCCAGGGGTTCAGCGTCCGCCTCCCGACGCCCGAAGAGGTCATCACCGCCAAGCGGAACGGGTCCATCCAGACGCCCAATGGGCAACCCGTGCCCGGGCTGACGGCCCCGCCACGGCCGGTGTCGGCGGACCAGACGGCCACCCCGGCGCCCGCGGCGGGTGGGTTCCAGCAGCGGATGCCCACGCCCGAGGAAGCGGCGATGGCCAAGAGCCCGCGGCTCGATGACCTGCCGGTACCCCCTTCGTTTGGGTCGATGCGGCCGCCGCCCACCCCGCCCAACGTGGGGCTGGACCGGTTCGTTCGCCAGCCCACCGAGGGGCTGCTGAACACCATGGACGCCGCGCGGCGGTCGCCCGGGTTCACCCCGAAGGAAGTCACCGGGGTCTCGCGGGAGATCCTTCCCACGACCGGGTCCATTATCGGAGGCACCCTTGGCGCGCGCGAGGGTCCGGCCGGGGCCGTAGCCGGGTCGACTATGGGCGCCGGGTTTGGCGACCTCGCGTCGATGGTGGTGGAAACCGCCGTGGGCGCACCCCCCTCGTTGTCCTCGGTGGCGGATCGGTTCACCTCCTCGACGGCGACCGGCGCCGCCAGCGAAATCGGGGGGCAATTCGCGGGAAAGGTCCTCGGGAAGGTCGCGGCGCCGTTCGCCAACAAGGTCACCGCGGCCGGACGCCAAGCGGCCGAGTACCTCGGGGGCCACATCACCCCGGCCCAGATGGCCGACTCGCCGTTTCTGGCCACCCTGGAGAACATCACCAAGAATTCGTTTCTGGGCAGCGGCCGGTACCGCGACTTCATCACCAAGCAGAACGAGATCCTCACCACCAAGGTGGACCAGCTCCTGAACCAGTACGGCTCCCGCGCCGGGGTGGAAGAGGCCGGGAAGGTGTACCAGGCGGCCGGTCGGCGGGCCGTGGGGGCCGCCACGCAGGGGGCGGAGGCGCAGGCGGCTGGACAGCTCGGCCAGGCGCAGTCGGCGCACCAGGCCGCACAGGCGGGGCTGGAGGGGGCCACCCAGAGCGCGCAGACGGCGCGAGGTGACCTCCTCAAGGAGTACGGCGACCCACGCGGGCCCGAGGCCACGGGGCGCCTCTGGCAGAACCTCCAGCGGGTCGCGCACGAGGGGGCCAAGGAGCACGGCTCGGCCCTCTACGCCAAGGTGGATGAACTCGCGCAGGGGGTGCAGGTGCCCCTCACGTCGTTGCGCGACTTCGCCGAGCAGGAACTCGCCCGGTATGGCGAACTCGGCGCCGCGCTCGAAGGGGGCAAGGGGGTCAGCGCCGCGCGCAAGGTGATGGCCACCGGGAAGGACGACGTCGAGGGCGACCTCCTCGCCGGGATCAACGCGGTCCCCGGCAACGACATGGCCAAGGCCGCCCTGTCCGGGATGCGCCCCGACAACCCCCAGCGGCAGATGCTCCTGGAGTTGATGAGTGGCGCGGGGATCGGCGCCGAGGACGGGGTGAGTTTCGAGCAGGCGCACCGGATTCGCTCCACGTTGTCGCAGATGTCCCGGGACGCCGCGCGCACGGGGAATTCCAAGGTCAAGGGGATCGCCGACCAACTCTCCAAGCGGATCGACGACGCGATGACCGAGGCGGCGGGCGGGACGGATACCCCCCTCTCCCAGGCGTACCGTGAAGCCAGCGGCGCGTGGAAAACCATGGCCGACACCTACGAGCGGGGGATGCTGGCGCAGGTCGCCCGGCGCGAACCCCGCGTGGTGGTCGACACGATGATCCGCCCGGGCCGCGTGGCCGATATCGCCAAGGCCAAGGCGGCGGTGGGCGAGGACGGCTGGAAGGCGATCCAATCCGAGCACCTCCACGACCTCCTAACCGGTCCCGACGGGAACCCCGTGGACGCCAAGACCCTCACCAAGCGGCTGGTGGCCCTCCGTCCGGAAACCATCGAGGCGGTGTACGGCAAGGACGGCTTGGCCAAGTTGGGCGGCCTGCAGGGGATGCTGGCCACGGTCGCCGAGCGCCAGGCGGGGGTCGAGGCCGCGTCCAAGGGGCTCACCCTCGCCGAGAAGGCCGCGGGGAAGGCCAAGCCGCCCGATTTGGGGATCCCCCACCTCGACAGCGACCCGCACACGGTGCTGGCGAAGATCATCCAGCCCAACTCCATCGAGGCGGTGGAGCGGGCCAAGGCCCTCGTGGGGCCCGAGGATTGGGCCAAGGTCCAATCCGCGCACGCCCAGCAGATTCTCCAAGGTGATGGGGACAAGCTAGTCACCGGCGACGTGTTGATGAACCGGCTGAACAAGCTGTCGCGAGAAACCATGGACGCGACGTATGGGCGATCCGCCGATGGGTTCTACCAACTCGCGCGCGTCATGGAGCAGTTGGAGAAAAAAGAGGGCATCGGCACCGGCCGGGTGGCGATCCAGCTCACCCAGGGCGGCACCGTCACCGGGCTCATGCTGGGGAAGATGACCAAGGCCGCCGGCGCGGTCCTGGTCGGCCCGATGATGCTCGGGCGGATCATGGTCAACCCGGTCGCGCGACAGTACTTGACCACCGGCCTGCGGGCGACCGCCGCGGGCGATTCGGCCACCGCCGGACGGGTGGGGGCGAACCTCCTCGGGTTCCTCGTGCGGGAGGGGTACCTGCAGAGTCGCGGCGCCGCCCCACCCGCCCCTACAGACGCGCCGGCGGGACGGGGACCGGGTCCTCGTGCCGGAGGGCCGCCGATGCCGAACCCGGCGCCGGTGCCGGGGGGCCGGACGATGCCCCCACCCGCCCCACGCGGCGGAGGCGACTAGATCCGCTCGGGGACGTAGCCACCAGCGTCGGTTGGCCATCGACCACCGCCAATTTCACATCGGGGATGATCCGCCGGCCCTGCTTGTACCGCACGGGCAAGAGTGGCACCCACCCGGGGTCGTCACTCGGTGGGGGGTTCGTCACCACCATGTGATACCGCCGCCCCTTGAACGGGCCGGAGAGGAACGACCGGATGCGGCCGAGGGTGCCATCCGGGAGTTTCTGATCGTCGTGGTCCACAAAGGTGGTCACAGTAACCGCTCCCACACGGTAAACCACCGGGCGCGCGCGTTCCGGCCGGTGCCCACCGCAATGACAAACACTTCCTGCGCGCGCTTCCCGGGGTCGGGCCAGAGGTAATCCAGCACCCCGACTTTGCCGCCGATCGGGACGACGTCGAGGGCGTTCTTGAGGAGGGCGTTCAGCGGGGGCAACTTGTCCGCCCCGGGGGCGTATTTCGCCGCGTCCTCCTCGGTGTAGGGTCGGTCGATCAGCACCGCGTGCCAGGCGTACCGCTCCACCGCGTTCAGCTCGGGGAGGAGCACCTCACGCAAGGGGAGCGGCTCTCGGACATCCTGCAGGAAGTCCGGGGCACACGCCGGGTCGAGGTCGACCGTCTTGTCGTTCACCCCGAACCCCTTGAAGGGGTACTCCCGCACCTTCCCCCCGCACACGTGCAGGACCGCATCCTCCGCCCCCACGCCCAGCGCGGCGCGCGCCCGGCCCAGGAACCCCGCCGGGTACGCCCCGTAGTACTTCACCTTGGGCCTGGCCAGGATCATCACGTCGGTCAGCGGGCGGTAGTCACCCACGGTTCAGCCGTTCCTGGTGCGCCTTGGCGATCCCTTCGAGGTCGGCGAGGTCCTCGCCGTGGCGAATGACCAGCCGTTCAAGGGTCAGTACGCGCCGTTCGAGTGCGGTGAGCCGCTGGGCCACCGCGTGCTTCCAGGCATTGGCCGCGCGCACGTTCCGCATTGTCGCGTCCTGGGGATTGCGCTTCTTCGCTCCTACACGTTTGGCTGCCATGTGACCTCCAGATCACGCACATCCTCCTCGTCGACTTCTTCCGCCGGCGAGTAGGGGGAATCGCCCGGGACTTCCGGGTCGTACACGAAGCTGGGCAGGGCCAACCCGCTCATGTGGCCCCAGTCGGTGCCGATTTTGGCGTCCACCCCGATTTGGAGATGGGTCCCCTGGTTCCAGCTTGGATCACACGGGAGCGCCTCCACCGGGCGCTGCATGGCGTACGCCACCCGCTCCACCACGTAGTCGACCAGCCGGGTCGGCACCTCCATCAGCAGCGAGTCGTGGATGGGGGCCCGGAGCGGCGTCCGCCCGAAGTAAGTGTCCCCCACATAGCACCGGTCGTACAAGGGGTCCTCGGGATCGAACAGGGGCAGGGAGGCTTCGGTGAGCACCCCGCGCGCGATGGACTGGGGGTAGAACGCGACCACCCGTTTCGCGTCCTCGCCCAACGACACCCCGTAGCTGATGTTGTTGATATCGATCACCGGCATCCCGCGCTTCTGCCGCCAGAGTTTCTGCGACAGGGTCAGGCGTTCGTAATGGACCACTGACCAGAACCAGTGTTGGTACTGGTAGGGGTGGCCGGACACCGAGCGTGCCTCGGGTTTGTAGGTGTAGGTCCCCGCCCCGCCCAGGTAGTGCTTCTCGTGCGCGGTGTGGCGCACGGCGGTATGGAATTGGGGCAGCGCCGGGGCAATGTCCTCGTACACCTTGTTAAGGTGCTCGGCTTCCGACAGGGAGCTGAACAGCTTGAGGTTGTTCATGTACAACCCATGGACGGTCATCCCGTACCCTTTGCCGTGGACCGTGCGTTTGGACTGGTTGTAGGCGGTGGCGACGTCCGGGTCCTCGGACTTCTTGATCGCCTTGAAATAGCTGGCGAGTTGGTCATCGGGCCAGGTGAGGTCCGCCGGCCGCTTCAGGACATGCGAAGCGAGGTACGCGTGGACGCCGAGTCCGGCCAGGCGCATGTAGGGGGCATCGCCCATACACCAGCCGAGGAGCTTGGCCTCGATGCCGGCGAAGTCGAACTCCAGCAACTTGGCGGAGGCCCACACGGCGGGGGCGCTATTCGGCGACGACATCTTCATCCTCCCAGCCGCTCCCGGCCTCGACCCACATCCCCCGCGCCACGACGCAATCCCGGAACCCCGCCGCCAGGGAATCCTTCCCCGACTTGTCGGCCACGACGTTCTGGATGTTGGGGTTCACTTGGCTGGTTCGCATCGTGGACGGCTTGAAGGTGGTTTCCGGGTGGACGCGATCATCGAGGTCCAGCCGCTTGAACGTCCCCTCGACGTACGTCCCCCGGACCTTGTTCACCGCACGATAGTCCAGGTTCAGCGCGTAGAAGGGATCACGTTTCGCGTTGAACAACTTGGTCAGGGTCTCCCGATCGACGCTGTCATTCCCGGTCGACTTCGACTTGCCCGGCTTGTCCCCCTTGGCCAGGACATAGGCCATCATTTGCTTGGGGGAATCGGGGTTGAAGGGCTCCTGCCAGAACCAGCGGGTGACACTCGCCACGTCGGTGAGGATGTCCGGGGTGAGTTGTTTGTCCTCGCAGCGGTGGGACTTCGCCACCTCCAATTTCCCGCACGCGCGACAGACCTGCACCTCGCGCATGACCAGCTTTTCCACGATGGTCGACGCGGCGTACACCCCCATCTTCAACGCATCGGGGGCGTCCTTTTTCTTGGTCCCATCGCGCTTGGTGTCCCGCCCCTTGGTGTGGACCGCGCCCTCGGCCGGCGGCCGGGTCAGGCCCAACTTCGGGGTCAGCGCGCGCACCCCCTCGGGGACATGGACCTGCATGGCGTGCAGCAACTTCGACGCCTCGGTGTCCAGCTTCCCCTTGAACGCGGTCAGCCGATCCCGGTCGATCGCCAACCCGACCTCGGTCGCCGGCGCGAGCGTCGTGGCGTGCCAGCGGGACATATGCCGCTCGAACACGCTCCACCGACCCTGGCTGATCAGGTTCTCGACGATCCCGTCCCCGGTGCGCCGGGTGCGGACCCCGTCCTTGGCGGCATAGGCCACCGGCGCGGTTTTCGAGAGGTGCTTCCACGGTTCGACCTTGCAGTAGAAGGGGGTGGCGAACCCCAGCCCGGCGGGGAGGTCGCTCTGGAGCGCCTTCCACATCCACATCAAATCCCAATTCCGCTGGCGGGCGCCGAGGGCCGGGTCGAGGAGTCCGGCCTTGAGCAGGCGGGGTTCATCGTACCCCTTGAACCAGTAGTACTTCACCCCCCACGCCCACAGCATCTCGCTGATGCACCGGAGGTACTCGGGCTCGGCCGGGATGGTGATCCCCTCCTCGGGGTGGTAGGAGAGGTTGATCCGGTTGATCACATAGGAGGCGTCTTTTTCGGTGCCGATCAACGCACCCTCGTTCGCTTGCTTGTCAGGGGTCTCGATGTCCACCGCGAGGGGGTAGGCGAGGGGGTCCTGCGCGACGGCATCGAGGTACACCTTGACCCACGCGCGGAGCCAATCGAGCGGCGGGTCACACACGAGGGTCTCGGGATCGAGGGTGAACCCGGGGGCCAGCGCGGCGTCGGCCTGGTTGAGATCATAGGCGACCACGCCCATCAAATTGGTCGCGCCGCGGAGCAGGTGCGCGGGGTGGAAGGTCGGGACGATCCAGAGGTTCCGGGTAGGATCCCACGTGTAGGTCCCGTGGAAGTCGTCCAGGCTGTAATCACCCCCGCGCACGGGGAACCCGAGCATTCTCCGCAACGCCACGCCGCCCATCGGCACCACCACCTTCGGGGGGTCGGACTTCAGCCGATCCTCCAGGTAGGTACACGTGGCGAGGGCCGACTCCGCCCAGGACTGCCCTTGGGTGGTGCCTCCCGGCGGGACACAGTGAATCGCGTTGTCCAGGCTGTACTGTTCACGCAGCTTGTTCACCAGGCGCATGACGCGCACCAGCATCGAGCCAGAGGCGCCCACAAACCCTTCCCCCTGAGCGCATTCGTCCCACCCGGGGGCTTCGCCAACCAAGCGCACCTGACCGCGGCCGCTCCCGGGCACAAACCCCGTCCCCGCGCGCTGGAGGCTGCACCCATCACAGGGGGTACCCACCCCGGGTTTGGGGAACCGGGGGGTCATGCGCGGGCGGCCGGCGGGGGCCTTCACAGGGTCCCCCGGAGATGGCCCACGGGGTCCCCATAGCGATCCGCGCGGTTCTCGTCCGGCGCGCCCCACTGGAGGTGCGAGGGGTTCACACAGGAGGGGTTGTCGCACCGGTGGCGGGCTTCGAGCCCCTGCCGGTCACTCAACGGCACCCCGTCGCTCAGGGAGAGGGCCATGCGGGCCGCCGGGACGATGAGAGACCCCGCGCGCTTGCCGTCCTCCCCGCGCCACTGGGACACGTAGAAGGCCGGTCGGGCAGGGCGGTGGCGGGACTTGGTGGAGTACGCCCCGGTCCACACCCAGCAGCCGAACAGGCCGGCGGAGGTGTCCACCTTGGCCCAGAAGCGATCGGCGATGGCGATCATCCCTTCCGCTCCCACCCCTCGTACCGCCTCGACGCCTTGGGGGCGAAGTGGCGATCGTTGGCGCGCTCGGCCCCGTCGATGATGTTCCGCACCGCCTGGCGCTGGCCGTCGGTGATCCGCCCCGTCCCCTGGATGGTGCGCGCGATCCCCTCCAGCGTCACGAACGCATAGCTGTATTGATCGTCCTCGCGGAGCGTGTTGACCCAGTCGAGGTACTCCTTGACCAGCGGGGTCAGGGTCGGTTGGTCGTTCAGGGGTTCGTCGCTGAAGTCGCTGAGATCCACGGATCACCTCCCGAGGCTCCGGGCGACCACCGCCCAGAATTCCTGCACCAACGTGGGCCAATGGAAGCGCAGCATCGCGGCGGTGCGCTCCGCCTCGGTGACCCGGCGATAGGGTTGGTTGACCAGCGCCAACAACGCCGCGACCGTCTCCTGCGGATCCCCTTCGGGGATGTACTCCGCCCACGATCCGAACCACTCCCGATAATGCGGCCGGTCGAACAGCACGGGGCGGGACCCACACAAGAGCCCCTCGGCGGCGGGGAACTCGAATCCCTCGATCCGGCGGAGCCCACTCACGTACTGACACTGGCCCCACGCCTTCGCCACCTCGCGGTCGGTGAGGCCCACCCGGTGTTCGACCGTGGCGAACGGCGCGTGGAGCAGGTCCGGCCCGAGGTGAAACTGCCGGGCCCCCTTGCGGAGCACCACCTGGTACCACTCGTCCACCGACTCGGTGGAGGCGACGTACCCGGAGGTCCCCACGAGGTATTTGTGCGAACACCCGCAGGGCCGGAAGATGGTTGCGTCGACCCCGAGGGGGGCGTGGTAGATGGTGTCGGTGTAGACCAGCGGGGTGCCATCCTCGCGGGCCAAGGCTTCTAGGTCGTAGTAGCTCCACACGGCGGCCGCGCGGCTCCAGAGCGGCCCCCACGAGACGATGTAGGGGGTTTCGGTCGTGCGGACCATGTACTGGACGATCGCAAACGTGTGGAGGGGGAGGGCCTCGGCGGGCACCCGCTCCCCGTCGCCCAGCATGTGGATCACCTGGAAGTCCGCCGGTTGAGACGGCGGCACCGGCTGCACCCAGCTCGGGGCGTAGGCGGCCAGGGCGTGCGCCACCCGGTGGATGGCGATGCCCAACTCGGGGCGGCAATGGGTGTGGACGCGCAGCGGGGCGGGGGACGCGGACATGGGACGCTCCTACGGGTGGTGGACGACGATGTCGGGGGTGACGTAAATCGAGGCACCGGGGTCCCCGGTCCACGGGTCGTTGCGGCGGATGCTCTCACACCACCCCGCGAGGGCCTCCCCGGGGGGTGCGTGCTGCTCGGCCAGCCGCAGGGAGAAGCAGAAGCAGCTCCCGACGCTACTGACCTCGAACGGGTGGGTCGCATCGAAGTCGGCGGTGAAGGGCGGGTGTGGCCCGAACCGTGTGCCATCCAGCGCGCGGAACCCCCACGTGTCGTAGAAGGCATCCGCCGCCATGACCATGGGCGCGGTGACCACGTAGTTCAGCGCGTGGTACTGGATGGCCGCCCAGCGGTCGTAGAGGCCCCCGAGGGCGTCTACGGTCCAGACGAGGTCGCTCTCGACGTAGAGGCCCGCCTGGCCCTCCCGGCGCGCCATGCCGCCGAACACCGCATTCAGCGCCACGGTCACATCGCGCAGGCGTTCCGTCGTCTCCACCGACCCATGGACCGGGCCGCCGTGGTCACAGCGCAGGAGGTCCAGTTCGATCCCCTCGGCCCAGGCCCACGCCAGCGCCGCCTGCGCCGAGGCCCCACCGTCGTGGGAGTCCCCCTCGACCAGCACCACGGACAACTGGTGCCCCTGTGCGCTGAAGTGGCGACCCAACGCCCCGACCTGGCGAAAGAACCGGGCGAGATGGTCGGGGGCGGGTTTCCGGATCATCGAGCCCAGCACAATCTTCATCGCACCACTCCGATTTTCCGCGCCGGTACCCCAGCCCAGATTTCCCCCGCCGGGACGTCGGTCCGTACGACCGCGCCGGCGCCGACCACCGCGTTTTCCCCGATGGTCACGCCCGGGAACACAATCGCGCCGGCGAACACGGCCGCGTTCTGGCGGAGGTGGACGAAACTGCGCTCCACCACATTCCCCGGGGCGATCGAGGAGCAGCTCCGACCCACCCCCGGGACGTTGGTACCGCTGATCAGCGTCACCCGGCTGGAGCACACCACGCCCGCTTCGAGGATCGTGAACCCGCCCCCCACCCCGAGGTGGCAAAAGCTGGCCACGTGGACGTGGGCGCCGATCAGCATCCGCCCGGCACATTCGAGCTTGGTGAACCCATCGACCCGGGCGCTGCGATGGACGCGCAGGGACTGCGGGTGGAGGACGATCCGCTGGGGGTCCTCCACGAGGGTGTGGTACTCACTCGGGTGGGCGCTGACCCACAGCGCCTCGCGGTACCCTTCGTGGAGGGTCACAGCGCCACCGCCCGATGGAGACTCTCGACGACGCGATCACATTCCCCTTGGGTCATTCCGGCGTAGGTCGGGAGGCTCAACCCTTGGTTGGCGACGAGGGTGGCGTAGGGGTATTTCGTCGGCCAGTGGTTCTCGTAGTACATCGGCAGGGAGGGGATCACCGGGAAGGTGGGACGCGTGTCGATCCCGTCCGCATCCATCGCGGCCATTACCAGATCGCGGTCGACATCGGCGGGGAGCACCACGGTGTACAACCACGCCGCGCTGCCTGGCGGGGAGGGGGCGGCCCCGAGCACCCGGCGGTCGGCGATCGCGCCGGCGTAGTAGTGGTGCGCGGCTTGCCAGGAGAGAAGGGTCAAGGAGAGGTCCTTCAACTGGCTGACCCCAATCGCCGCCGGGATCTCCATGAGCCGGTAGTTGTACCCGACCGCCTCGTGCGCCCAGCGTCCCTTGGCGAGGTTGGTCCCTTGGCCGCGGAGGAGCCGCATCCGATCGGCGTATTCCTTGACGTCGGTAGCGACCGCGCCCCCCTCGCCCATCGTCACCACCTTGTTGGCGTAGAAGGACCAGGTGGCCAACGTATAGGTGGCCGGGTCGAGGTCGCCCCCGATGAATTGGGCGGCGTCCACAATGAGCGGGGTCCGGCGCTGGTGCTCCCCGCCGTAGCGGACGGGTAAATGGGGCTTGCACCCGTAGAGGGGGACGAGGATCTCGGCCCCGATGTACGGGGGGACCTTGGCCCGGTCCATCCCCCAGGTGTCCAGTTCGATATCCACGAACACGGGGCGGAGGCGCGCGTGCCGGACGGCATTCGCCGTGGCGACGTAGGAGAGGGCGGGCACCGCGACTTCATCCCCCTTGCCGAGGTCGAGGGCCTCCAGCGCGAGGTGGAGCGCCGCCGTGCCGCTGTTGCACGCGACCACCCAGCGGGTGCCTTGGAGGTTCGCCCACTGCCGCTCGAACTCGGCCACCCACCGCCCTTGGGTCAGGGTGACTTCATCGAGACATTGATTGACCAGGCGCTTCCCCCACGGGCTCAGGCAGGGGCGACCCATCGGGATGCGGGGGAGATAACTCACAGGGACTCCATGGTGTACCCGACCTTGAAGTCAGGTGGGGTGTGAAACCGGGGTTGATAATTGGGCCGGTTCTTCTCGGCGGTGAGGACCTGGGAGCGGTCCGTGGCCCACGCGTCGAGGAGGATCCAATACACCCAGTCCTCGATGCCGGGGTTGACGGACTCGCGGTTGCCGGCGACGTTGAGGATCCCGTACGCGTCGGGGACCGCGAAGTCGGCCATGAGGTCGGTCCACCACGTTTTGAGGGCCGCGGCGGTCGGGTTGGCGATCCAGTGCTTCCCGAGGGTGCGGGCGATCTGGATGGTCCGCGCGCTCCCGGTGTGCTTGAGGTCGCCGAAAATCACCACCCCCGAACAGTCGATGACGTTTTGCTCGGTGCGTGCCGTGTAGCGGCTGGAGCGGTGTTCCTGCAGCCCGTAGCGGGTGCCTAGGAAGGGTTTTGCACCGCGCTCGGTGAGCCAGCCCCGGGGGGCCCACCCACCCGTGGGGATGCCCATGGCGTGGCCGGCGCGGAGGCCGGCGAGGTCGGCGCCGGTTTGGCCGCCGGAGATGAGTTTGGCCGGTCGAATCACAGGGTCCTCGCCTTCTTCCGGAGTCGATAGCGTTTGAAGTCGTCCCGCCGGCAGATGCGGCAGAAGCGTCCGTGCGGTTGTCGTCCGGTATTCTCCGGCGTGTAGGCGTGCCCACGCTTACAGGTGATCTTGCGGGCGTTCTCCGCGCACACGCCGCCACCGGCGAGGATGTTCTGGCGCATCGTGGCGAGACGTAAGTGAGCCGGGTTCACACACCGCCGAACTCGACAGAGGTGATCGATGGTCATGCCGGCGGGGATCGCCCCGCGGTACATCACCCACGCGGCGCGATGAGCCAGCCACGTTTTCCCGTCCCAGTAGAACTTGCCGTACCCACCCCCATCGGGGGCGTTCGTCAGTCCGGCGGTCCATAACCAGCAGCCCGCTGGCGCGACGTCAATCCGGACGTGGAGTCGATCGATCGCGGGGGTCACAGCCATGGGCGCACTTTAGTATGAACGGTGACTCTTTCACGTAGCCCACCCTCGGAACCTATCAATCTAAGGCCCTCCGGCGTGCGGCACCGGGACAAACTTACGTATAACATGCCTGGAGACTTGAAGAACCCTTCCCGCGTGTTGATCTGGACGTTGTCCAACGTCAGCCCCTGGCACTTGTGAACCGTCGAGGCATAGGCCACGCGAATCGGCAGGTACACCACACTCCCCGCAATCTCCCAAATCGCCCGGCCGTTCTTGTCCCGTTCGATCTTCGCCTGCTGGCCGGTGGCGACCAATTCCTTCACGCGTCCGGGTTCCAGCGGGATACGGTTGTACCGCGTGACCCAGTCGATATGCTGGACCTGGCCGTTCCGCTGGAGCTGCACGCACACCTGGGTCCCGTCCATTTGCACGACGGTGCCCAAGTCCCCATTGGCGTAGATCATCCGGCGGTTCTCGGGGTCGCGCGCGTTGGCGAGGATCATCACCAGCGCCCCTTCCTTGAGCGCGACGACGTCCGGGATGTTCTTCCAGTCGGTGCGCTGTTTGCCCTCGCGGCCACTGGCAAAGTGGACCTCGCGGGTGTCAATCCCGTCCATGCGGAGCGCGTTGTACCGGTCCACGGCATCGTTGGTGGCCATGAGGGTACACCCGGGGAAGTCGTGGAGGATCCCCTGTTCGAGCCGGGGCGCGAAGTAGTCCACGACCGGGCCACTCACCCCCTGCCGGGCGGCGCCCAAGGCCGCGAGGAACCCCGGGTCGGCCTGGCGGCGCGGGATGGTCAGCTTGTGGATATGGTCGGCGTACTTGGACCACTCGGGCGACTCGAAGGCAAACGGGGCCTTCACCGGGGGGAGCTGCGCGAAGTCACCGATCAGGGTCAGCGCGATGGGGGCCTCGGTCTCGCCCGAGTCTCGAATCTCATCCGCCAACTGTGCGTCGAGGATGAACCCCTTCCCACCCAACTCATCGAGCGCGCGGGTGAGGATGGTCAACTGCGCGGCGTCCAGCATCGACACCTCGTCGAGGAGGATCCGCCGGGTCCCGGCGCGCCAGAGTTTCCCCAGAATCGCCCCGAGGCGGCCGCTGACGTAGTTCTCCTCCAGGGACTTCGTGTCGAAGTACCCGAGGGCCGCGTTGATGGTGGTCCCCTCGCCGAGGTTCACCGCCGCGATGCCCGTGGTGGCGCAGAGGAGGGTCCCGGGGAGTTGCCGCACCATGGCCCTCGCCAAGTACGTCTTGCCCGTTCCAGCGGGCCCACAGAGGTAGGAGGTGGAGCCCTGGAGTGCATCCGGGATCGGCACCTCCGGCTCAGGCGGGGGGAGCGCCCCCACCGCGTCGAGTTCGAGATCGGTCATGGCGCCCTACTCGATGACGATCGTGGGCGCGTCGGGGTCCGAGGGGGTCTCCTCGGGCTCGGCCGGGGCCTGGCCGTTCTGGGCCTCGGTGGTGACCACCTGGGGCGCCGGACGGCTGACCAGCAGCACATCCTGGAGGGACTGCCCGCCCGGGACGGCCAGCGTGACCGTGCCCAGGAACCGCGCCTTCACCGTGCCCGGCGGGACGTTCGCGTCCAGCATCGGGGTGACGTCCTGGAGCTGGAACAGCACCTGCGTGTTCATGTGGACGTGGCAGACGTCGCCGGGCTGAAGCACCCGGCCCATGCGGTCGCCGATCGCTACCACCAAGGGGGTCGCGGCCGGGCGATTGTTGCGGAACGGGTTCAAGCGATCGAGGCTCATGTCCTACTCCTGGGAGGGGGTCAACCCCTCCTGAAACCAGTTTTTCCACGCGGGCCAGAGGGTGGGCCAGTCATAGCCCAGGACCTTCGTCCGCAACTCCAGTGCCATCGCCGCCGGGTTCGCCACACGGGCGTTCAACACCGGGGCCAGCGCGTTGACGATCCGCTCGGCTTCGAGCACCGGGCGGGAGAGGCCGTACTGTCCCTCGACCGTTTCATGGGTCCAGGGGACCCGGGTGAGCCCGGTGATTTCCCGGCCGCCGGCGTAGTCGAGGTGGGCGACCGGGGTCCCGCACGCGAGGGACTCCAAAATCGGGTAGCCGAACCCCTCGCCCAATCCCGGGGCGATGGTCGCCAGGCACGCGCTGTAACACGCGGCCAACTGGGCATCGCTCAACTCCAGGCTGAACCGCACCGCGTCCGCTACGCCGTAGTCATCGGCGAGTTGGGGCAGGCTCCACGCATCGTGGACCAGCGCGTTGGTGTGGACCCAGCCACGGAGCCCCGGCTGCTGGCGGCGCAGGATGGCGAGGGCCTTGAAATACGCGGGGTAGTACTTCCGCGCCTGGTTGGTCGCCACGCACCCGATGATCCCGGTGCAACTCGGGTCCTGGCCGGTCATCCACCCTGAGACCCAGTGTTTCAGCTCGGGCGAGGTCTCGTAGGTGAACACGTCGAGGTCGAGGCCGTGTGGCAAATGGGGCACGACCGTCTTGGTGATCTGGCTCAGGATACTGGCCCCGAACCCGGTGTAGGCCAGCACGCGGTCGTACCCACACACGGCCTCGGCCGCCGGCCCCCCGAACGCGCCGAACGCACGAGGCCCCCGGGCGTCCACCGCGAAGTACCCCCATTTGCGAATCGGGAGCGGCAGGTCCGTGTAGGCAAAGCACCGCGCCGGGTCCCACACAGTCATCACGATCCCCGGGCGGTTCCCGTAGAAGGATCGATAGGCCGCGACCACCGCTTCGGCCCCCCAGTGTTTGATGTCGCTGAACCGCCAGTGTCGCACCAGCCGATCCGCCGGCGCGGCGATGCCACTCACGGGCAACCCCGGCCATGGCGCGTACCCGCACACCCCGATATCCAACGTCGCCGACAGGTCCTCGTCCGCCTGGAGGTGGGCGGTAAGGTCGCGGAGGATGCGGCCGAGGCCCGAGGGGACTTCGGGGGCATCGCCGACGAGGAGGAAGGGTGTGCGGGGGGCCATGGCGGTTAGACCTCGGCGCTGCTGGTCCCGCCCGTGAACGGCGGGATGACATCGGCCGACTTGACCGCCGCCGAGCGGGTGGCCACCTTGGTCGACTTCGCCTTAGCCTTCTTCACCTTGGCGACGACCGGCTTGGCCACCGGGGCCTTCGCCAGCTTCGGCACGGCCACGACGACCGGCTTGGCCGCGACGACCGTCAGGACGTCCAGGACGCCCTGGGCCTCCTCGGGGGTCATCGCAATGATCGCCGCGATCAACTTCAACCGGGCGGCGCGAATGGGATCCTTCGACTTACGGGGCATCTGCGTATCCTCCAACCTGTGTCGGTGAACAGGGCCGGCGGGGACCATCCCCACCGACCCGATCCCCCATCTACTTCGTCGCCGGGCGGAACGTCCGGATGTTCGAGAACCCGCGCACCGACGCGCCGCACC